CTAGCGACGGTGACGATCGAGCGTCGGCGGCCGTGGCAGGTCGGCCCCCTGTTTGCGTTCATACGCCTCCAGGGCTTCGGGGAGAATGCGGATCGCCTTGCCGATCTTGTAGCACGGCAATTCGCCACTGCGGCAGAGGTTGTAGATGGTGTGGATGCCAGTCCCAAGCCGCTGGGCGGCGAACCGGACCGTCAGCCCCCGGGGTGCCGGGGTCTCCGCAACCGGGGTGGGCATGGGCCGGTCACTCTGCAACAGGGCGTCGGCCAGCGTCAGGCTTGCCGCGGCCGTCTTGTCGCCGGTCTCTTGCAGGTATGCGCCATAGAGTTGCAGCACGGTGTCGTTCATAGCACAGTTGCACGGTCAGCGTTCGGACGGTCGCGTCCACTCATTCGGCAACGACTTCGTTTTCATGCAGGAGTGGCCGCTCTTCCGAGTTCTCGCACAGCGGCGAAATCAGCCGTGCTTTTCATGGACCTCGTGGATGACGTTCTGAAGGAACCGTCGCGCGGCCTTGAAGCGGAGGATCAGGGCACTTCCCAGGCATCCGCCCACCGCCATGCCGATGCCGGAGAGCGTCGAGGTTGCCAGATTGGTGAGCGTCTGCGAGCGGTGCAGCACGGCGTAGGTCAACGCGGACACGGCGGCAGCCGTGACCACCACCAGGGCCAGCGCCCCCGTGGCATAGGCGACCAGAGTTTGCAGGTTGGCTTTCATCGGTTCACGGGTGGTCATGCTAGGGAATCGGCCAAGAGCCTTGACGTGACTATCGTTCACTTCACGCGGCGGCCGGAGTCTTCAACTTTCGCCAGACGCGCTGCTCCGTGCGGGCGGCGTAGAGCTTCTTCCACGTCCGCTCCAAAGCGGTGGCAGCCGCGGCCTCGGCTTTTTCGATGTCGGCAATGGCCGTGGTGACGGCTTCGACTGCCTCTACGCGGACGGAAACCTCCGCGAGGACCGCCTGCTTGTCGTCCGTGCTGGCCCACTTCTCTTCAATGGAGCCACGTAGCGTGGCCACCAGCTCTTGCAGGCGACAGCGGGCCTCGGCCAGGGCGGCGGGCGGGTTCTTTTCCAAGTCGGCAACGATGCGATCAACGGCTTCGGTCATGGTCATGGGGCACTCTCCAAAGGGTGACAGGTTTCAAAAGGTCCGCAAACGCTTGACGCCAATACGTACCAGTCGCACGACCGCCAGGGCGTCTTCCAGGGCGGCGTGGGCCACTTGCGGGTTCAGCCCGGCCCGCTCGTAGCAGGTTTTGCTGTCGGGCAGTTTCGCATCACTCGCCAACCAAAAGAGCAATGCTGGGTCCAAGGTGCGGTGGGACAGTTTCACCACCTGCTCGAATCTCGGCAGCCGTTTCAGGAATTGCCGATCGAAGCTGGCGAAGTTCTTGCCGGCCGGGGTCAAGGCGGTTTGTCCGTCCCAACCGCAACCCTTCAACCAGGCGGCAAAGTCGTCGGCCACTTGGTCCGGGTCCAGGAAGAACGGCTCCCGCTCGCCGGAGAGGTGCTTCAATAGGTCGGCGTTGAGGGCCAAGGCGTAGGCGTTGCCGCGATACTCCTTGTGGACCACCAGCCGGCGATAGCTCGGCAACTGGTCGATGGGCTTCGTCCAGTCGTCCCACACGGCTCCGAATTCGAGCATCTGGCAGCTTTCGGGATCGAGCCCCGTGGTCTCAATGTCGATCGAGATGTAAGGCATCTTCGGCGGGTTGACCGGCAGCGCCGGCTCGGAGGCCGCCTGCCGATAGTGGCCGCTCCAGCCACAGCCCGAGCACTGGCCTACTTCGGGGTTGCTGGTCGGCTTCAACAACTCTTCGCAGTTCGGACAGAGTTTCTTGGTCATGGCTGGTCTTCCGTCGTAATGCGGGGCGTCTGCCCAGTGAGGTACAGGTTCACGAGGGCTTGGGTGGCGTTGCGAGTTTCTCTCTGAATCCTCTGTAAGCTGGCTTGCATGGAGTTGTTTTCGGCCGCCATGTTGCGGGCTTTCACGCAGTATTGCTCGGCCTGGAGTTCGTCACGGCAGATTTTGCGGTACAACGCCAACGTCTGAATCAGGGCTTGCGCGGCACGGACTTGCCACGTGTCCGGCGGCGTCTGGGCAGTTTCCGTGTTGTCGCCGAACCACCCGCAGGCATCGCAGTAGCGGCAATCATCGCCGCTGGTGTCCACAGGTGTTCCGCAACGCGGGCAGAATTCAGCCGTAGGATCAGCCATGCCGTGGGTTCTTTCCTTCCTCGGGATCGCGCTGGATGCCCTTGAAGGTGAGGTTGAATTCGCGAATGGCGCGTTGCAATTCCGCATCGCCGTACCGCTTCTTGATCTGATTCAGGACTGCCTGGGTCTTCTTGCCGCCGATGCCGCGGGCCTGGGCCTTGAGCGATTCGCGCAGTTTGGCCAGTTCGGTCTTGCCGCGGTCGTTCTGATTGCCGACCAGCATGTTTTGCTTGCGGGCCTGGGCGTCCACGGCCTTTGTCAGCGGCAGTTGTCGTGCTCGGGCCTTTGCCATTGCCGGGCTCCTTACAGTCGGGGATTTTTCTGGAGGCCATCCGCGATCTTCTCGGGGATCACGTCCATTCCCCGGTAGGTCGGGTTAATCAGCCGCAGGGCGGTCGGCGGTATCTTGTCCTTGCCCTTGGCAGCCGTCTTCTTCAGCGCGCCGGCGATCTTGGCCTTGCTCTGTGGGGTTTTGGCCTGGGCCTGGGCCTTGAGCGATTCCCGCAGGGCGGCTATTTCGGTCTTGCTGCGGCGGGCGGCCAGGGCCTTGCGGCGGCCACCGAGGGTGGTCGCTTCCTCCATGCTCACTTTGTTGCCAGTTTGTTTGGCACGCGGTTTCGCCATGTCATACTCCTAGTTCTTGGAGGCTGTGGATTTGCTCTTTCGTGAGCCGCTGGAGTGCTTCCTTGCGGCAGCGGACGAGCCGGTTGTAGTCCGCTTTCTCTTGCCGGTACGCTTGGAGGAGTTTCCGGTACGTTTGCCGGCACGCTTTTCGGGTCCCTTTGCCGCTGCCCGCACAGGCGGGACAGCCGTCTCCGTGGCAGTCAAGGCAAGGGTGGGGATTGCCAAAGGAACATCCGCAGGCGAGGCAGAAATGGGCAAAGTCCCGGTAACGTCACCGGGGCTGCTGCATGACTCGTCGTCCTCCTCGTGGTACTTCAAGGGGCGGTTGTCCATTAAAATGGCATACAGCCGGCGGTCGATGTTCTTTCTCGTCCACAAGGGCAAGCCATTGGGCAGCTTGCCGCCGAATAGTTCTCGCAAGGCCCGGATGCCCGTGGCTTCACACACTTTTGCCCAGAGCCGTTGGTGTTTCTCGCACTCCTCTTGCGCGGTTGCGAAGGTTTTGAACAACCGCCGTTTCGGATTCACGAAGTCCCACATCTGCCGCGGTACACCGTCGGTGGCTGGGACCAAGACTCGTACCGTCGCCTGAAAGCGTGGCGACACCGGAATGCCGTAGACTTCCCTGCGCCAGACGATGCGATACTGTTCTGGCGAGAACCAGAATTTCTCCATCGTGGCCCGCGAACCGCGCTTACGCTTGCGTTGGAACTCCACTTACCCACCTCAGCCTTGGTTGGCGGCCATCTTGAGTCCCGGCGTCATGCGCTTGACCGGCTCCACGCTGAGTTGCCGGCTGATCTGCTTGAGGGCTTGGACGTACTTGCCTTGGACCTCCAGCGTGCGGTAGTGAGCCTGCCGTTCGGGGTTCGATAAGTTGGCCTCGTCTACCGCCTGGTTGCGCCGAAAGGCGCGGAACAGCTTGAAGCGGGCCAAGTCGCCGTGGCGAGCGTTGTACACGGCCGCCTCAGAGTCGGTGAGCACTCGCAACCCGCTCCCTTCGGTCTTGATTGTTGCGGGCCGGCCCAGGCACCGTAGCCCGTGTTCGATTTCCTGCCGGAGCTGCATCAGGGCGAACTGGTACTCGCGGGTGCCCTCCATTTCGCCGGTGATTTCCTCAATCTCGGTGGGCGAGAGGTAATCGCCCTTCTGCAAATGCTGCACGTCGATGATCTTCATAGTTCTCCTCGCATTGGAAGGGGGTTCATTCAAGGAAGCCCTCGCTTGCGAGAAGGCTTCGTGGAAGGAACCTTACCACGCCCTACCATGCCGCACCCGACCGGACCTTACCGTGGATTCATTCCAGGAAGCCCTCTCGTGAAAGAGAGCTTCGTGGAAGGAACCATGCCCAGCCATACCTTAGCCCGCCCCGCTCAGTCCAGCCTCGCCACGCCTTACCGAAACACGCCGTAGATTCATTCAAGGAAGCCCTCTCGTTGAAAAGAGGGCTTTGTGGAAGGAACCTGACCGTACCAGACCCCACCTTGCCGCGCCGTACCCGGCCCCACCACAGAAGATTCATTCGAGGAAGACCTCGCTTACGAGAGGGCTTCGTCGAAGGAACCGTGCCTTGCCTCACCAAGCCCAACCCCGTCCCGCCAAACCGCACCATACCGGACTCGGTTTCACCCGGCCCCGCCACACCATGCCCTAAAAGGTTCATTCCAGGAAACCCTCTCGTGAAAGAGGGCTTCGTGGAAAGAACCACGCCTCGCTTCGCCGCGCCACACCTGGCCCCGCCACACCTCATCTCGCCCCGCCATGCCTAGTTCCGGCCCTCTCGCAAGAGAGGGCCAGAGCCGAGTTTCTCCATCAGGCTGCCGCCACAATCTCGAAGCGGCCGAAGCGCGGCCGTCCATCCAACAGGCCCGCCATGCGCCCGGCGGTGTCCACGAAGTCGATCACTTCCTTGGCGTCGAACACCTCCTCCAGGTAGTGGACGGTGAACTTGCACTCCCAATTCTTGAACATCGGCCGTGTCCGCATCACGCGGCTCTGTCCCACGACCACCCCGGCCACGTAGCGGAACCGCTCGTCTTCCCACAGGGTCTCGGGCGTCTTGGGACCGTCGTAGATCACCGGGAAATTGCCATCCACGATGATGGCGCTCTTGGCGTCCTTTCCCTTCTTCGTTTTCTTGGCCCCGGCGACGATGGTGCCTTCAATGACTTCGCCCGGAAGCACAGCCCGCCCCTGGTCGTCCGCGTACAGGCCGCCGAGGAACTCCAGGCGGGCCAGTTCGGCATGGTCTTCGTCGGTCTTCTTCCGCTTGCTGGTGACGGCCTTCATCGCCTTGGCAAACTTGTTCATGGGGTTGGCAAGTTGGCCGTTGTGCATCAGCAACGGGGCGACACCGCGAATGTGGAAGTCGATGGTCTTGTAGCTCATTTGGGAACCTCGTTTTTTTGAAACAGGGTACTTGAAAGTTTCGTTGTTCAAGGAGACCTTACCCCAACCAATCTTGTGTTATCCTTGACGCCCGATGCCCTTTCCGCGGCCAGCACGCGGGTGAAGCGGCGAGTAGTGGTCATGGTAGGCTGGCGGTTGGAGGAGCATGCGGTAGGCCCGCTTCTTGCCACACTTCGGACACTTGAAAGGACCCTTGGCGCTACGATCCTGCCACGCCTCGAAGTAGGAATCGCAGGCCCGGCAATGCACGTCGTACAGCGTCATGCGGGCACCTCCAAGGACTCGTAGCGCTTGACCTTCGGCGGAAACTTGTGCTTGACCTGCTTGGAAAGTTCCGCCAGGATGCAGTTGAAAGCGGCCATGTAGTTGGCGACGTGGTGCAGTCGGGTGAGCAGTTCCTTGCTCGGCCGCACGTGGTCGAAGACCAGGGCCTTCATCTCGGGCCAGAACGCCGGGTGGATGTCGTGTTGCTCAAGGATCAGTTCGAGTTGCTCACTGGTCATGGTTGCGTCTCCCGTGTGTCGTAGTAGTGGCCTCCATTTGGTACAACAACGTCCGTGCGACCAGTCAGGGTGAAATTCTGTCGCCAATCAAGCCTTTCAGCGTTCGGTAAAGCAAGTCCCACGCTAAAAGCCGCTTGCGCGGAAAATCTGTCACCATGCCGTGTCTCCAGGGGCGGCCGGCGGCGTCACGCAGGTCGGCGAAGTAGTTGCCGCGAGTCTGGCTTCCCGTGCCGAGGTTCGTGATGGTTCCGGTGGCAAGAGTCCGTTTCCGGGCCTCGCAGCCGCCGGGCCAGAGTTCGATCCGAATCACCAGCATCGTCAGGATGACCCCCACACCGCGCGATGGGGGTAGTCGAGCGGCGAGAGGCCGTTTTCGGCGGCGATGCGCTGGCAATAGTCCCGGTCCAGTTCGATCAGCGTGCAAGGCAGATTGATGCGTTTACACACACGCAACGTCGTGCCCGTGCCGCCGAAGGGGTCCAAGACCTTGCCGCCCGGTGGCGTAGTCAGCTTGACACACCGCTCGACCAGCCCTTCGTTGAGTTGCGTCGGGTGCCAGGTGCGGCGCTGCTTGCTGTTGCCCGTGACCCGTGGAAAACTGAACACGTCGCTCAGACTGAGTTTTCCGGTGGCGTGCTGCCACGTCTTCCCTTCACGAATGCTGCGGATTACCGTGTCGCTCACGCCATATTGCGAGGCCAACTCGACATTTGAGCCGGTGGATTGATAGATGCGGACGGCATCTTCATTGCTCAGTTTTGCCAGTCCGTTCTGCTCCCCCTGGGGATGCTGTCCGCGGCCTTTGGCTTCCTTGTCGTTGTTATTGTCAGCATCGGAGCCGATAAACAGGTGGGCTGGATTGCAGCAGCCCGGATTGTCACAGCTATGCAGTACCAATTGGCCTACTGGGTCAGTGCCGTGTGTCAAACGCCACATAAGGCGTGTTGCCACGTACAGCTTCTCGCCGATTCGGAAGCGGCCGTAGCCTTCGCGTTTACCGGCCAGCCACTCCCAGCATTCCGTCGCTCCGCGGCGGCCGATTTTGGCCAGGAACCGTTCAACATCCTCGGGGCTCCAAGGCGGCAGCGGAAGTGTGTTCCGGTCGTAACAATCACCCGAAGCCACGTCGCCGGGGACGCGCCCGCGGGGATCGGCCCGCTTGTCGCCGTTCTCTTGCCGCCAACTCGGTACGCGGACCGCATCCGGGTAGAGTGGGGCGTGGCACCAGCGGAGCCGCAAGAGCGGCCGGTGATTGTTCCCCAGGTCATGGTGGTTGTGCTGCCCAAAGGTGAACGTTTGGACGCACGGCTTGGCCTCCAATTCTCCGGCCCGGAGCCCGACGATCTCGGTGACAATCCGGCCGACCTCGAAGGTCCATTTCGAGTTGTAGCTGAACCAGACCGTGCGGGCCTTGAGCACGAAGGCTTGGAGCCAGCGGCGCAGCATCGCTATGTACTCACCCTCGTTCAGCCGATCCCGGTAGCTGTCGTAGCCCAAGCCGATGTTGTCAGGCGGGTCCCCGAACAGGGTATCCACGGGCGCAAGGGTTTCGAGCACGTCCAGGCAGTCGCCGTTATAGAGGTGATACTTCACTTGTGGCTCCGTTTCACGGCCGCATAGGTGCCAACCCAGTTGCCCAGGCCGTAGGCGATCACAGCGGGAATGCACCTTTCCACGATCAAGACCGTGGAAAAGAGCGTGCAGACGTAAAGCACGACGGCCAGGTTGGCAGCCAGAGCGGCGCACCGCCGTTGCACGGACTCGACGCACCAGGTCCACACGTAATCCAGCACTGTCCCGGCCACGAACGCGAGGAAGAAAATGCCGACATCGGTCATTGTCCGGGCAACTCCAATCGGGGCTTCGTTGGGGATGGGACGGCCTTCCGCAACCCAAGAGTAAGAACAGGGACCAAATCGGCGTCGCCGAAGACCTCGCCGCGCAAGGTGTATTCCAGCGTGATCGAGGCGTCTTCCGTGCCGTGCTTGTTGATGGCTGCCTCCAGGGCACGGAAGATTTCGGCGAGACGGGCCGGTGTGAGCTGGGCCAGTTGCACGCGCTGAAGGAGCAGAGGAGGAATTGCAAACATAATCACCTCTTGAACTGGGGTCGCGTTACCTCGTTGAACCAGTCGTCGTAGGCCCCGGCGGTCTTGCCCAGGCTCAGGGCCATGTCTTCCAGTACCTCGCGGCGGCTGGCGTTTTCATCGGGGGTCAAGTCGGCGAAGATGTTGCCGGAGGTGATGGCCTGCCAGCAACGGCCGACCCGATCCAAGAGCTTTTGTTGGTAGTCGGCCTTCACACGGGCGCGGTGGTTGGCGACCCGAAGCAAAGGAACGGGCTCGGCCGGCTTGCTGACGATCTCTTCGATCATGCCGACCACTTTCTCGTCACCGGGCTTCTCGCCCAGCAGCCAACCGTAGAGGCAAAGCTGGTCGGCGTACTCGTCGTTGCAGTGCTCCATGTAGCCGGCGTTGACTGTCAGGCCACGATGGTTGTATTCCAGGAAGTTGGTGTGCTGGGTATTGTGGCTCTTGCTCGGCTTGTCGCCCTGGTAGCCGTCCCGGCAGAGCATGTAGCCCTTCGACGGGCTGGCGGCATACTTCGAGCAGTAGCCCCGGACTTTCCAATCCAGGATGCAGTGGATCGGTCCCAGCCCGAAGTCGAGCACGAAGCGGCAGTCCGGCTTGCCGGTGAAGGGAGCACCCGCTATGACGCCATCGACCTTGAACTCGAAGCGTGGCGTCTCGACGGATTGCCGGAGCAGGGACAGGAGTTCGTTGAAAGCACCCGTCAGCTTGTAGGCCCGAAAGACGTGCTTGCCGGCCTTGAGCGCGAAGTCCCGGTTGTGCGATTCGACCTGGCTCTCGAAGATTGCACCGAACTCGAACTTGGGCGATACGGCGGTGCCGTAGAGCGCGTAGTTGAGGGCCGTCTTCACGTAGGCGTCGAAGGCCGAACCCACGGCCATCGGTGGCTCTTGGGGCAGCCGTGGGGCCGCGTGTTCGGCCAGGTAGCGCAAGTAGAACTCCTCCGGGTTCTTTTCCCATAGGGTCATGGATGAATAGCTGAGGCGGCGTGGCGTCTTCATGGTTAGGTCCAAAGATTCCCGCGGATGTTTATGAGCTTGTGGAGCATCCGGCTGTCTTGTTCGTAGTCGTCGTATTCGGCGTCGTTCCTGCGCGACTGCCACCAGAAGTAAAGTTCCCGGATCGTGTTCCAGTCGGCTTCACGCTCTCGGGCCATTTCCTCGCCACAGTCGAGATACAGGAGATACACGTCGTCGTAGAAATGCCCCTTTTCCCGTTGCACGAAGTCTTCCAGGATTTGAAAGACGGCATAAAGCAGCAGGTAGTCGCGGTCACACCAGGTCGGCGGCAGGGCCCGACACACGACAACGTTGTAGCGGTGCCATAGCCGGCATCGCAGCCAGTAGCAGGCGTCGTGCAGGCGGAAATAAAGGTGGCGCAGCCGGCGAAAGAAGAGTCGCTTTTTCATGGCGTTACCTGTGCGGGTGAGGCGGATTCGGTCGTGGGCCAGGGCGGGGCGGCTCCGGCCGCGGGCGGGACGGTTCCGGCCGCGGATGCGGTCGGCGGTCCGGGACGACGGGCACCACGATAGGGGCAGGCTCGGGTACGATGATCGGCACGGGCACGGGTACCACAATGCGTGGCCGCGGGCGCGGCACGGGCACGATGATCGGTCGGCATGGCTCCGGGTTGCAACCGGTCAGCGCGAAGAGTAGCAAGACGGTAACGTATCGCATGGCGAGGCACTCCTATCTGGGGTTACACAATGACCGGGTGGCCGAGAATCTTGGCAACCACCACTTGTTCGCGGATGCCGGTCGGCAAGGCGGCCAATGTCTTGATCTTGTTCAAGCAGCACCTCTTGGCCTTTTTGCCGCTGCCACACGGGCACTTGGCATTACGACGCGGCGTAGTCGGACGACGAATTGGTTCCATCAGGGCTCTCCGAGAATTAGTGATGTCGTGGGCCATGCGGCATTGCCGGCGGCCCGGAGAAGACGGGTGTCGGATTCGAGCGGCTCCACCATCCCCAGTCCCAGCGCACTTCCAGCCGATGGTCGGTTTTTCGCGGTTCCAAGTGCGGACGACCGGCGACCAGAAGGCCGCCGATGGATAAGGCCGTGCTAATCACGAAAGCCGCGACCCGGAAAACGGCATCCGAGTTCTCGTTCTGTCCCATGTTCTCCCTGTCACTGTTTGCCGAACGGAATCTGATGCCAGACGCGCTCGTGGTAATAGAAGAGGATCAGCTTCACGATGAAGCACACGGCCGTAAATACGGCGCAACCACCGAGGTTGCCGAACATGGCGTAGGCCAGTCCAAAGCAGACAAGATTGCTGAAGGTCTCCCACGACAGCGCCTTGATGACCGACCGCCTGCGGGTGCTTGGATCAGGCTTCATGGGGGTCCTCGCCGGTGAAGTCAAAGAAGTACCAACGGTTGAGCCGATCGATCACCGGATCGTGGGCGATGTGCCGCAGGTATTGGTAAATCTCGTCCCAGGTTGAAAAGATCAGTTGATGCGGCAGCATGGCCAGCAGCCAAAGCGGCGTGTATTCCTTGCCGCCGACGAGATGCACGATGATCGGTTTCTTCTGGCGGTTGGCGTTGGCGATCTCCTCGTGCGTCCCGAAAGTGGGCACGTCGGGGTCCAAGTTCACGACCAAGAAGTCGCTGATGTCGGTCATGCGGAGATCGACGCAGCGAATCGTCTTCATAATGTTGCGCACGGCGTCATAGTCGTGGGCACGTCGAGCCTGAATCAACTCCTGCTTGGTCTCCAGCGTTTCTCGACCGATGGCGGTTGGTTTGTCGGTCGGATCGAGCCAGCGAACGCGCAGGTCCGCCAGCGCGAGTTGAATGGCTTGCCGCCACTCAATTCCGTTGGTGGCGTCCTTCTCCATCGCGCCGGCGAGATAACAACGGTTGTTGGCCAATCGGTTCATGGCAGCAGCTCCCTGTAGCGAGAGGACCCGAGTCGCGTGCAACCCAGACCGAGGTACAGCGCCGCATCGGCATAGGTCTTGATGCCGCCGCTGGCCTTGACTTGGGCCGCGCCTTGCACCGCATCCAGCATCAGTTGCACGGTCCCAGGCGTCGCGCCACCAGGCCCGAAACCGGTCGAAGTTTTCACAAAGTCCACGCCGCAATCCACGCAGAGTCGACAGGCATCCACGATCTGGCCCGGCTGGTAGTAGCTAGTCTCCAGCACGGCTTTGATGAGAGCCCTCTTGGTGCGCGCCAACTGGACGATGCGGCCGAGTTCCTGGACCACGACCACTTCGCGGCCTTCCAGGAAGCGGCCGAAGTTTATCACCACGTCCAGTTCCGCGGCCCCGTCTTCCATCGCTGCCCGGGCCTCGGCGAACTTGACATCGGGCGACATGTTCCCGTGTGGGAAGCCAATGACCGAGCACACCCGCGACGTGATTTGCCGCGCGACGGCGACGTTGTAGCTGGTCACACAGATGGAAGCGCAGCCCATGTCTTCGACCGCGCGGGCGGCGGCGGTCACGTCTTCCAGCCGAGCGTCCGGCCGCAAGACGGCCAGGTCTAGCGCGTGGATTATCTGGTCTCGACTGATGGCCGGCCATTCTCGGTCCAGCAGCTTCTCTGTGATGATGTCAGGGGCGTCGGACGGCATCGGACAACTCCAGGATGTATCTCAACGTGGGCGCATCTTGCGAGACCGTTGCACGCAGTTGCGGAATGCAACGGCGTCTAGCCGCGGCCTGATCCGCGCCAATCGAGATCGAAGTTGAGGGGCGTGAGGTAACCGTTGGCTTCCATTTCTTCGCGCACCTCCAGGTAGCAGAGGTAACAGTATTTCCAGCCCTTGCGCGCCGGCTGACCGCAACGGGCGCATGGGTGCGTTGCCGGCGGATGGGGCTTCGGTGCTGTGTCCATCATTCGCTTCGCATCCGCTTCATCGTTTGGAGGTAGTAGGTCTCGCAGTTGCGGCACGCCTTGCAGTAACTTGATTCGATGCTGCTGCACATGCTCACCAGCCGGTTGTCTTGGTGGCGAGACATGACCCACCGCATGAAGTCCTTGGTCGGGCACCAGTACGAGTTGATATGGCGGACCCGCCACTCGTAGCACTGGCCCTTGAAGGTCAAGTCTTCGGGCACGACCGGCTCGCGGTCGTAGTAGGCCATGAAGGTAATGACCGCGGGCACCTTGGCGGCGGTCCAGGCTGCCACCGCCTGATCGACGAGTCGCAGGTTCGTGGCCGACGTGCGGAGCCGGACGAACATGAGATTGGGGGCCGGCGAGTGCCAATCGTCGCCATGCCAGTTCGGCATGGCATAGCTGCTCTCTTGCTCTTCCTTCGGGTTGGCCGTCAGGACGACCGGGCCGGGAAAGTCGAATCGCGGGATCGACGTGTTGAAGAAATACCGCCGATACCGCGTCGCGGTCTCAATCACCAGGTCGCGGTGGTTGTTGCTGTCGTTGCCGCAATTCATCCGCACGATGTCGTCGCCGACTTCCTCGGGCGTCGGGACGTGTGGCCGGTCAATGGGCATGTAATACGCCCCGGGCCGGTTGTAGAAGCACTGATTACAGTCGATTGGGCATGGTCCAATCTGTGGGATGCAGTCGAAGAGGGACGTTCCGTCTTGTTTCGGATTGCGCGTGGTCGCCATGTATACGGCCTCGTTGTGTGAAGGAGGGTGCCACCGTCGATCAACGCGCCCGGCACCGTGGGCCAATGCCAACCTGAAGGAGGAGCAGGTCTGGTTGATTAGGGGCTCTGACGGCGTACCCACTCAGAAGTTGGTGAAGAGAACTTCGATCTTGTTGCTGCACTCGCCCCGGCGCTCGCAGGCCCCGCGGCGGGGCGTGTCGCGCTCGATGCGATTCCAGTCGGCGAAGAAGCTGTCGGCGGCCGGCGACTCGGAAACCACCACCCTTGCGCTGGCTGCCTTCAGCAGCCCGACCATCGCCGGGTAGTCGATCCGGTAGCGATATTCCTTCTCATGCCCGACATACGGTGGGTCCACATAGATCAAGGTGTCCGGGCCAGTCTTGTAGACCCGCTCGATGGCCGCCAGTCCATCCTCGTGCAACAGTTCGACATCGCGGACACGATTGGCGGCCGGAAGCACCCGCAGGAACCAGTCGGCCCAGACAGAGGGCGACGGCTTGTGCGCGGCGGCGCACTTGTCGAGCGACCAGGTTGACGAGTTGCCGTTGCCGCAGTAGAACTGCGCGCCCTGGGCCATCAGCAACACCGCCTCCTCTATGTCACCCGGCGGCGGTAAATTGCGCCAATTGGCGGCCGTGTAGGGCGTGGCCCAAAGCAGGGCGGCCAATTGTTCGGGCTGTGACTTGATCGCCCGCCACATGCCCATGATGCGGTCGTCCAGATCGTTGATGATCTCGATGAACGCCTTTCGTTTGGCCAACAACACGGCGGCCGAGGCGCAGCACGGCTCCATGTAGACCCGGTGCTCTGGAAAGTGGGAGACAACCCACTTCGCGATGGTTGCCTTGCCGCCGTATTGGCGATAGGTAATCTTGGGTGTCGCCGTGCTCACAGTGTTTGCTCGAAGGTTGAGATAGTGACGGGCTGACCTAGGAAACACGCTCATTGTGGGTGTTCTCTATCGCCGCCTCTGGATCGCCGTGCAGTACGCGCCGTTCAGCGAGCTGTTCTGCAACAGTCGGGCGTTCTCCTCGCCGTAGGCCAGAAGCACGGATGGACCACCGGAGTTGCCCTTGGCCCTGGTTCCGTCGGGTCGATAGAAGTACAGTCGCCCCTCCAGAAACAAAGCGCCGACAACCTTGCCCCAGACATGCTCGAAGAACATCGCCGTCTCCGTCCGCGCGAAGACCAAGGCGATTCCGTTGCCGTGCCGGCTCAGGTGATCCAACCACAGACCGGTCTGTTGACCATAGGGCGGATTGAGCCAGATGCGGCCGAACCACCGCAGTTGCAGACCATCTTGCGGCGGGGCGTAGTGGTGCTTGGCCGTCATCCACGGCTGGCCTGGAGCGGCACAAGGGTCGAGGTCGAAGGACCCCAGTGTGTCGATTATTTCCGGCGGCGTCAGCCAGCAGTCGGTTTGTCCTTGCACGGCCCGGGTATGGCTTCCGATACCTGTCTTCGCTCCATGCCTCGCCCGTGCGAGCTTGACAGGTTCAGTCATAGGTATCCGCCTGAAAGGTCGTGTGAACGCCGATTTCGATCCGCTGCCGAGCCGTCTCGAAGCTTTCGGGTTCGAGTTCTATCCCGACGAACCGATTGCCGGTCAGCAGTGCGGCGATGCCCGTCGAGCCCGACCCCATGAACGGATCGAGGACCAGCCCGCCGCCGGGTGGCGTGACGAGGCGGCATAGATATTCCATGAGTGCGCGAGGTTTGACGGTGGGGTGGTTGTTCTCGACCTGGCCTTCACACGTGCGGTCTCGCTTCGTGGCCTTGGCGCAGTAAAAGAAGCGTGAGGCACCGCCTGAATCGCCATGTTGGTTGTGCGGCCCGGAATGCCCGCGAAGGAAACTGGTCACGTTCTCACCGGGATACGGGGCGATAAGCCGTTTCATCGCGCCGCTTTTCGTGATGCCGCTTTGCTCGTCGAGCAACCTGCCCGCTTCCTCGTCCAATAGCAGATTGGCTGGCCAACGTCCCTTGGCATCACCGCCGCGTGGGCCGGGCGTCGCAGCGAAATTGGTCGAACCGCGGTCGGAGTAACGCTTGTTGGCCGTTGTCTCGCCGTCGCGCAGCCCGCCCTCACCGGTACCGATTCGCGAGCCGTCGATGTTCAGGCCCGCGACGCCATGGCGCTGCGCGTTCTCGGCGAATGTGCCATCGAGTGGCTTCATTGCCAGGATAATGGGTTCCCATGCCGGTTTCAGAGACGAGCCCCAGCCGTCCCAACGCCTGGCGATTTCGGTGGCCGGCGCCGTGTCGAGGATCTCCACGTTGCCGGTCTTGCCGTGCCGCTGGCGATTTTGGAAACTGTCGCCGCGGATGTCGGGTTGCTGGCGGCGGCCGACGCTTTCCCGGGTCGCCCCGGCCAGCTTGTCGAGGGCCTTCGACATATCGTGCGACTTGGGGAAGCCGGAACCGTAGAGCCACATCAGGCAATCGCGGATCTCGAAACCGGCATCTTCGATAGCACAAGTCAGACGGTGAAAAGTCCGCGTGCCACCAAACGCCAGGAGCATCGCCCCCGGCTTCAGCATTCGGAGCACCTCGGTCCAAAAGTCGGACTGAAAGGCCGTGTCGCCGCCGTCCCAGGTCTTGCCCATGAAACCCCGCGAGCCGATCCGCATGCGGCCAAAGGGTGTTTCCGGATCGTTGTTTCGCGGGCTTCCCTTTCGGCTCGCCTGCGTAAGGTGATAGGGCGGGTCGCAGACACATGCCGTGAACTGCCCAGCCTCTAGTGAAGGGAGCACCTCGCGGGAGTCCCCTTGGTAAATCGTGGCCTGGTCGAACGTGATGGACATGTGTTTGTCACTCATGGAATCAACCAAAGGAGAAGTCGAAGAATGGTGCCAACCGTCGATCAACACGCCCCAGCCAACCCGAATGAGGAGAAGTTGGCTCCCGGCCGCTTCGCACGGCGGCCCGCGTGCGGCTTATGGGCCTATTGGCGTAGTGGCGATTACTCGGCGTCCCTCCGCCGCCAATACCTCGCCTCCTTGGGTATGCCGTCGTTCGTGAGTTCGCGGTACTTGAAGGTCACGGCTTGGCCCCGCTTGAAGTGCCGCCCCTGGAACCAGTCGGGCATGTCCACGCCGGGATTGGCCGATGCGAAGACTCCCATCTCGGCCGATGAGAACTCGCGCTCGGCGTCGGTCAGGCCGGAAAGTTCCAGCCGCTTGCCCGCGTACTCGGTAATAAGGGCACCGATGCGGCCGAGGTGCTTGCTCCCCTTCCTGGTCTCGCGGCCGGACGTGAAGCCGATGACGCGGGCCTCGGCATCTTTGAATGGTTTGTGCTTGAGGATGTTGCCGTGCCGTTTGGGCATCCAGGTCGCCAGCGGATTGCGGACCACCACACCCTCGCCACCAAGGTCCAAAACCCTTTGGAGAAAGGCTTCCACTTGGGCCGCGGCCTCTCGGGGAATGTCGAACAACTTCGTCTGCCGGTGCAGGTAACACTTCGACCCCGGGCCGTTATCCAGGTTGGCGTTGAGGAACTGCAACTCGTCCTCGAAGGTCGCGCCCTGCGGCATGTACTTGAAGTCGTCGCCAAGAGCCCGCTTCGGCACGGGCACGCCCTCATATCGCTCGGGTTTGGCATTGAGGCGATGGCGAATCCACTGCTCGCAGGCGATGAAGTCCATCGCCCGCACCATGTTGGCGTTCTTGATCTCGCCGGTGCCAAAGACCGCTGACAGCGGCGGGCTGGAGTAGACCGCGTAGACGATCTTGTCCGTGAAGCGCGGGTCGGGCGTGTCGCCGCCGCAGATCGACCGGCAAAGCTGGAAGTTCCCCCGCCCTGCCCACAATTCGCCGTCCAGTGGGCAGCAGGGCAACAGGTTCAGAAACGCATCGGGCGCGATGATGGGATTGCCGTAGCGACTCCACAGGCCCGTGGCGACCGGTTTGATCTTGGCCTTCTTCTCGCCGGTCTTCGGGTCAATGATGCTGGCCCAGGGAATGGTGTCAGTCGGGAGCCCGCGGGTTAGGCCGCCGTCCCAGAAGCAGCGGGTGCCGTCGAGCTTCTCCGAAATGAACCACCCGGCCACATCATGCTTGGGCGGGTCGTAGTGCTCGGCCAGTTGCAGCAGTTCGCGTTTTGCCATCTATGCGGCCTTTGCCAATAGGGACTTGAGCAACATTTCCACGTCGGCCGTTCGTCGGGTGCAAACCCGACGCTCCACCTGCATGGGCCGCGTGTAGATTTGCAGGCGTTCACCGCGCGAGGCGGTCCAGGCAGAGCGTTCGAGCCATTCGGCGGGAACAAACTCAGTGATGTGCATGACTTGGCCCTCCTTTTGTAACAACAACAAAATGGCCGCAAGTCAGGGTCGAATTCCGGCAAGATTAGCAAGGTTTTTCAAGTGGCGTTGGATCGTTGCGGGTCCAATAGTCCAGGATGCGGGCCTTCACTTTGCGGAACATGAGATTCGCTGTGGCCCGCGAGACGCCGAGGCGTTGGCCGATCTCTTGGAAGGTGTAGCCTTTCTCGTGGAGCCGGAGGCATTGCCGTTCGATGTCCGACTGACAACAGGCATTCATCACGTCCCGTAAATCCACGACCGCGAAATCAGAGCAGGCTTCCAGACTCTCTGAGAGCACGTTTGCGATGGCTGGGGCGGCGAGTGGGCATCCGTTGTGGCGAGCCAAAGCGCTGGATTGCCGCGGCACCCGGATGGTGTGCTCAATGGGCAACAAATCCTGCATCTTGTTGTTAATGGCTCGTCCCAGCCAGCAATTCACTGCGCCCACGTGTACCTTGGGACTGAGCTTATTGACGGCCTGGACCAAGCCGACATTTCCGGCACTGACTAAATCGTCGCGGAGGTAAGCGATGCTCGGCATCCGACCAATCAAGGCATTGGCCTTCGTAACCACCAGGCCCAAGTTGTTGAGGATCATGGCCGTGCGGGCAGCGGCGTCACCGGCCACTACCGCCGGATACAATGCGTTGTTCTTCTCGATGGCTGACACCATGCTCAGACTCCGATCCTGTCAATACGCCAAAGGTGCCGGGTGAAAAAGCCGCGCTGCTCGCACGCTTCGCGGGAGTAGTCGTACTCGTGACCGTCCGGGTCGAAGATGCGACCCTGCTGGTAGGCGACCGCATGGCCGCAATGGCGGCCGACGCCTTCGATCACGCCACGGCTCTGCTGAATGACCCGCGCGAAGCGGACCCAGTTGTCGTCGGGGTAGGCGATGATGTAGTCACTGCCATCCGGCGATGAGCGCAGGATGGGGCACAACTCGACCCGCGTGGCGGCGTGACCGTGGTTCAGGCAAAGATGGATCAACTCTTGCGGATGGAATCCGCGCCGACATGTCGGCTCAGGCAGATCAGGCCAGATGATTTGGCTGCCATCGTGTCCGATCTCGCTGAAAATGGCAGAAGGCGGCAGGTCCAGGGCCATCGCAAAGGATGCTGGCAGGCACATCCAGCGCTCAGCCTTGCGTAACAGGCGCATAGTCTCTCCGCGGTTGTCAGTGGATAACGGGGGCGCGCGAACAGATCAGGCCGAGCGGCCTTCGCGCGTTAGCTCGTCGAGCATCGTGTCGATCTCAGCAAGCGTGGGAATCTTCCAGCTTGCCTTGGCATACGAGCGCCAGTTCGGCGCGGCAAACAGCTTGTCGTATTCCGCTTGCGTGGCGGCCGTGAGAATCCAGATGCCGATGCCGTAGGCTTCCCACACCGGCCACTTTTGTTTCTGCGCCCTGGTGAAGCTGTATTTCTGCGGTTGCTTGCAGTCGATCCAGCGGGTGCCCCACTTTTTGTGAGCCGCGTACAGGTCGGGGAAACCGGTCTGGTAGAGGTTGCCGTGGGTGTGTTCGACGTTCCACCCGCGGGCCTCCAGGAAACGGATCACGTCCTTCTGGATGTGCCATTCCGGGCCGTGAACCGGTTTGCAGATTCGAGTCATCACATCATCTCCGGGGCTCGAATCTTCACCGGAGCCTCGCCGCCCTTCTTCTCGGCCCAGTTCTCCATCCCCTCGAACCAGGTCATGCCGATCAGCGGCACTTTCGAGCGGTAGGATTCCACGACTTCGCGGACGCAGGCCGTGATGTTGTGGACAATGGACGGGTTGGCCACGACCATCAGCTCGTCGTGGACGTTGAGCGGGGCCAACATCAGCGGGTGGACGCCCGCAGGCTGCAAGTCCCACAGCCTCCGCTGGACGGCCTTCGTGATTTCGGCACCGGGCGACTGGATCTCATGGTTCGCGGCGGCCCGCATGTTGGCCGCTTGCATTTGGAATGCGGAGCCGTAGAGGGCACTGGCCACGGCACCGCTGGCCGTCTGCACGCGGTCCCGGCGCACGACCTTCACCTTTACGTCCCGCCAATGGCTGGGCACGTTGCGGGCAAGAGTGAACAAGGCTTGGCAGATTTTGTTTTCCAGGGTGAAGTAGCGGCGGAAGCCGAGGAAGGTCTCGATGTACTCGGCGGGGCTGGCCCAAATCACCGCACTCCCGATGCCTGCGGGTTGCCGCATGGAGCAGAAGGCGTCGAAGGTCTTGTTGCGGGCCTTGCCGATGCCGGGGTAACGCTTCACGAAGTCGGCATAGGCCGCCTTGGCACGGGCCTCGGTCACGCCGAGCTTCTGCACCAGGGTGTTCCAATCGCCGCCATACACCAGGGCGAACACGCCGCGTTTGCCCTTGTCGTACCAGTCGTTATCAGTGCCGGAGGAATTGATGACCTCCGCGTAGCTCAGCCCGGAAAGGGCCATGCCGAACAGGGCGTGGAGCTTCTGCGGCGTCATGCCGGTCGTCTCGCACTCGCCGCAGGGCTTCTTGCTCTTCTTGTCGATGCCCGTGCCGCCACACTTCGGGCATGGCCCCTTGGTGGTCAAGTCTTTGCGCAGGGCCGGATCGTTATATACCGCGTCGGCGATCGTGACCTCGAAACTGTCGAAGTCGCCGCCGCACAAGATCATGCCGGGCCAGAAGAGCGGGAACATCTTGCGCACGTCTTTGGCGTGCTTGATGCCTTGCGGGTTGAGGCCGTCCGCCCCGGCCATGCGGCTAGAGAGGGTGCCAATCACCACAAAGCTGGCGTGGAACCTGCCGGCCAGCAGCAGCTTTTCGTATAGCTCGATCTCCTTGGCGGCGATCTTCACGTCCAGGATGTGCCTGGAGCGGATGGCCGCCGGGTGCTTGCCCGGCTGGACAATGCCCGTACCGCCGCAACGGGCGCAGCCGGGCGTCCCTTCACATCGCCCGCACGGCTCCGGGGCCACGATCTCCCAGTTGTTGATGGCCTCCAGGTTGCTTTTCTTCGTGCTCTCTTCGAGGACGATCGTCTCCGTGGGGTCCATCGCCGCGGTGATGTAGGCCCTCACCTCGCCCGGTTTGTTGATGTTGACCGGACTATTGGCGACCACGGCCTGGGCCTTGGCGAGCAGTTCCGCCATGCCCGCCTCGTTGATCTCGAAGCCGTGCCAGCGGACGACGGGAACCATGCAGGCCAGCGTGGAATCGTTGTCGCCCGGCCTCGGGTAGCCGAAATGCTTATCGAGGGCGCGGGTGTAAACGATGTCGTCGTTGGCATACTCGCGGGCGTCCGGCCGGGTGGCCCAGTGCTCGACGTGTTTGGCGATCACCGCTGGCCAGGCATAGCCCAGCAGCTTGTCTTCCGGGCCGACGCCGCGCGTTTCGTCATCATGCTCGCTGTCCAGAAGGATGCCGGGATCGGTCAAGACCTCTTCCACGGCCACGTTGATCGTGGGGCGGCCCTTCTTGCGGCCCCAGACTTCCCAGTTCTGCTGTGGGCTGGAAACTGCCAGGGCTGTGGGGGCGTAGCCCAATTCGTAGGGCCGCCAACTCGCAGGCGGCTCTACGTCCTTGAAGTGGTACTTCGGTTTGAAACCCATCGCGTGCTCGGCGAGGAACTTCAGTCCGCCGGCCGCGTGAAACTTGAGAACGACATCCTTGAAGTCGGTGTCGATGTCGCCGTAGCGATCCTTGCGGTCGAAGACCTGCCACTTGGGCGCGTTCGGATCGGCTGAACGAGCGAAGTAGATATTGTCCAGTTGGACGCGGCCTTCCAATTCGGCAGCCAGCGCGTAGGCCAACGCAGAAGGCACGCGCTTGATGCGGATGTCTTCGCGGGCCATGAGGGACTGGTACGGCCCCTTGCGGGAGTGGAGCATCAGGTCCAGGGCGCAGGCTGGCTTGACGCATGGCCCGTCCTGCCCCTTTGGCTCCAGCAAGGCGATCTCGTCGATGTGCTCCGCTGGAATCCAGTCCGGGTCCGCAAGGCGGAAGACAGTAAAGGTCTTGGCAATATGGAACCAATCGAAGGACAGATTAAACCCCACGACCGTGTGCTCGGTCAGCCATTCGATCAGGCGCAGCGTCTCGCGGATCGGCCGCCGCCAGACCTCGTGAAGCCGGATCGGGCCGTCTTCCTCGGCGTACTGCAACAGCACCATCATGTTGTGCAGCCCGCACGTCTCGGTGTCGAGATAGACCTTGCTCATGCGTCGTATTGCCCCAGGGATTGGAGCTTGGCGCGGGCAGCGGCGATTTCGGAGCCGGCGTTGAGAATGGCACCAGTGTCGCCGTCGTAGGTGGCCTCGCAGAACACCTCGTAGCCTAGGGCGTAGGACTTCCACGCATCGCGGGCGGTGGTTGCCTGGGCCGCCTCCAAGCCGAGTCGGCCGATTTCCGCCGCAAGGCGACGGATCTCGCGGTGCCGATACGACTCCATGATGAGCGCGGCGAGAGCACAGGCGAAGATTGCGAAGAGACAAACAGACATGGGATTCTCCAAAGGGTGTTTGGCCAGGGGAGTCCCGGACCATCAAAACACGGCGTAATGCCAGTTCGCGCCCTCGACCTCTGCGGATGAGACAGGGGCCGACGTGTAGTAGCCGTTGCGGAAGCGGATCAGCATGAGAAGACCTTTGCCGATCCACCCTTCCACATCACGATCGGGCGGACAACGACCGCTAACGAACTGTCCCACGGTGGGCGAGTGGAGTGGCGGATCGCTGGAGGTGATTTCCAGCAGGCCGGCATAGGGCAACACGACCTTCATCTCGTAGACGTGCTTCGCGGTCTCGACGAAGATGTAGGTGCCGGCCTTGAGCCGCCGCACGTCGATGCCGGGTTCCATTCGCAGTTTTTCCGCCAAGGTCGTCATAATGCCTCTCGCTCTGCCAACTCAAAGTTGCCGTCGCCCGTGAGAGCGGCTTCCTTAATATCACGCTCAATTTCTGCGTCACTGATGTACCCGGCGCACCAGGCCCCCATCCGCGGCCCCAGGCCGGTGATGCCGCGCCCCAGCATCTTGGCAACCATCCGATTGATCTCGCTTTTGGACTTGCGGTAGCCGAACTTGCGGCGGTACTTCGGGCTCAAGTGCCGCAGGGAGGCTGTCTTGCCATGTTCCTGTTTGGCTGCCACGATTTTGCGAGCGGCCTCGATCTGCTCGGCGGGGGTCTTCAAGGCAGTCAGCACCTTGACGTTGCTGGCCGCCAGCAGGCCGGTGGCGGCGAGTTGCTGCACCTCTTCGGGGAGCGTCAGCAGGCGTTGGCGATCATGGACCCACTGAGTCGGCCGTTTGATCTCCTTGGCGGCCACCCGCAAGGCCACCCCATTCGGGTAAAGCCGGCCGAGTGCCTGTGCCTCTTCCAGGATGTTCAGGTCTTTGCGTTCCAGGTTCTCGACGAAGTTCAGCATTCGGGCCTGATGGTCGCTCAACCCAGCGCGGATCATGGCTGGGATCATGGACCACTTCAGGAAGGTCTCGACGGCCTTGAAGCGGCGGTGCCCGGCGATCAGCCGGTAGTCGAAGCCCGCGGGTTTGTCCCCTACCATGTCCGCGATGGGCTGGACCACAACTGGGTAGTCCAGTCCCTTCAGTTCGACGCCGCCGCCCCGCAGTCGGATGCTTTCGGCCAAATCGGAGACCGATTGCAGTGTGAATTGGCCCCGGCAGTTGAAGTCGGCGTCGTAGTAGATGCGATCCAGTGGCAGCGGATAGGCGTCATACTGTTCCAAGCGTTGCATGGTACGAAATCGCCTTTTCGCCCAGCCACTCCCAGACCGAAGCCTGGCCGTTGTCGGTGATAGCGACGTAGGTGTCGTGTCGACGGGCCCAGCAACCGCTGTTGAAGTGGTAGTCGCCAATGTTGCCCGGTTCGTGTGTATGGCCGTAGACCACAACGTCGCACTTTTTCTCGCAGCGGAACTTCTCCACGCCTGCGACCATCTCGGTCTGGCGGTTGTGTTGGAAGGTCAACGTCCGCCACAGCGTCAAGGCGTTTTCCAGGGTCCCGACAAACTCGTCGGCCACGGCATGGCCGTGATGAACGGGCCCTTTGTTGCGATCCTCCAACATGCCGCTGATGATGGCGGTGATTTCGCCCACGCCGGGGTTCAGGTCGCAACAGTAGGGGTCGGCCTCGTGCCCGTGGAGAAAGGCGAACCGCTGGCCGCCGATTTCTTCTTCAAATGGATGGCGGGACCGCTCGAAGAGCGGGTGGTCGATCATCAGCGGCGTACCCATCAGAGGAGCGAGGGCATTGTCATGGTTGCCAACGATCCATTCGGCCCCCAGTTCATCGAGCCGATTCAGGAGCGGCAGGTAGGCGCTAATCGCCGCGCCCACCGGCACCTGCCACCAATCCAGCAGATCGCCGAGGATCAGCAGCCGGCCACGGGACTGCTCCACGAACTTGAGGAAGTGGTAGAACCGCTCTTCGCGGCCGTTGTAGGCGAAGTTGTCGCGGGGACCGCGGTCGCAAAGGTGCAGGTCGCTAATGCAGAAGGTTGGCATAGGCACACTCGCAGGTCATGGGTCAATGTCCAGGTCGTCATCCCAATCGTCATCCTCCTCCTCGTCGTCGTCCCAATCGTCGTCCCATTCCTCGGGCTGCTCGTAAGGGGGTTGGTTCAAGAGATCGTCGTTGTTGCGCATGGGGCTCTCCGGGTTACTTGCACTTGGCGCGCAATTCGGCAATCACCTCATCGAGCGTCTGGTATTGGCCTGCTGCAATGGCGGCCCGGCACTGGCGAGCCAGTTCGGCGTTGTACAGCACTACCACGTCATCCACGCTGTAGCAGCGGCCGAGCCACTGTCGCCAGACGCAGAAATGAAGCTGCCTGTCGCCGTCCCAATACCAAGTCCGATGGGTCAACGGCACAAGCTGCAACAAGTAATAGAGGACAGTGGCGAGAATCTTCATGGTTGAGGGATTCCTCGTTGGTTAAAGGCAATCGTTTCCCATGTAGCGGTCCATGAGTCGGTCCATGACCTGATACAGCGTCAGGCCGTGGGCGTAAATCAACGTGTCTCTGTAGCCCAAGAGCAATTCGTAGCGGACGACCTCACCGGTTTGCATTCGGGCGTCGATGAAATGTTGGTCGGTGTTGACCAGGCGTTCCTGCCCGTCGCACCGGCCGCCTATGAAGAACGCTTTCATGGTCGCCACCAGGGACCGTAATAAGGCGGCACGTAATAGGGTGGCCATCCCCACGCCTCGATCACGTGCATGTAGTCGGAACCGTTCTGGAAATACTGGTGGCGGTAGCCGCCCTCGTACACAGCCTCGCCCCAGGCGTAGGACGGGGCCGGGAGGCTGTATTGGTACACCCGCTCGCCATCGCGGTGCGTGTAGTAACTGGGCAGGAATATCCACTCCGCGTGTGCGGTCGTGCTGCCCAGCACAACCAAGGCCAACCAGAGAAGGGTTTTCATTGCAGCGGTCCAATCTCCCGGCCTCCGTCGATCAAGTAGCGTCGCGGGCCGTTCTTCTCGTTCTCGTGACGCAGCTTGACGTTCATCCGCCAGGTGATGCCATGCTTCGGGTTGACGCCGTGAATCCACTGAGCAGGTTCTCGATAGCCGGAGAGCGAGTTGTAGGCGAAGGCGTCGGTGCCCACCCACGAGCCGTTGACCAGCAGTTCGCCATCCACGTCGGACAAGGTGCTCGCGGCATGGTGGTGCCCCACGCAGAAATAGCGGCAGCGCTGTGCGCCGGCCGCAGCCCCCAACGCGATCAGGCCCTTCTGCCGGCGGACCATGCCGTACCAGGGGATGCCCAGATTGCTGCGGACATCATCCCCGTGACTGACGTTGAACCCAACGCCGTTGATGTTGACGTTGGTGCTCCACGCATCGGGGATGGTGAAGTTGACGTTGCCCAACTCGCGGCAGTGCAGTCGTGCCACCTCGGCGACCAGGTAGTCCCAGTTGTCGTTCGCGCCGAGATAATCCTTCTTCGGCGTCCGCCGGCCGTGGTTGCCTGCCAGGTACAAGACGTGGATTTGCTCGAAGTGGGCCGCCAGATCGCGGTACATCAGGGCATGAAGCTGGCCGATGGCGAGGCAGTTCTTGAACTGGTTGCGGTAGTAGGACCGCTCACAGGCTTTGTGGATTTCGCCGCTGGTGTAGTCGCCGTAGGCCAGCACCCATAGCACTGGAAAACGAAACTTCGGTGCCAGGGTGTCTTGGGTCCATTCGACGACGCTATCCACGTAGCGCTCCGCCCGGGCGCAGGAGACCGGAAAGTTGTAGTCTTCGAGGCCGCCAACCTCCTCGGGCCGCACGACCTGATCGTGGTGGCCATCCGAAAGGTGTATCACGCAGTGCTCGACGATCTGGGCCTTGCGGCGGAAGTTCAAGGCGAAGGGGAGGGCCGCAAAGGGCTTGACCCGCTGCTCCATTTCGCCGACGACGGCCTTGAACAGGCCGGCAATCTTCGCCCCGGCCTTGACCTTGGCACGCTCGCGGTTGCGCTCCTCGGTGAGGTGGACGACTTCCGCTTCCAACTCCAAGACCCGCTTATCGGTCGGGTCGTAGCCCGGGATGTCCTTGTGCTGGCCGCCAGCCCGCTTAGGCGTCGGCCGTTCGCCGTTGGGCCAAGGCACATCCTTGTGGACCCGGCCTGTGGCGATGTCGGACACGAGCGAGCGACTGACGCCAAACTTCGCGGCGATGTCGGGCTGCTTGGTGCCCTCGGTGATGGCCGCCTTGATCCCAGCGACCTCTTGACTGGTTAGTCTCATGGTGTTTCCTTCGTCAAGCGGCCGGGTGACGGCAGGGTATCGCCACCCGGCTCAGGTGCGGTCCGAATCAACGTCCCACCCAGAGCCGCTTCGCCCAGCCAAGAGCCGCGTCGAAATCCAACGACGGTTTGAAGGCGGCGGGAAGGGGCTCACCCCGGAAGGAACCGCTCGGCGATCCGCCGTCTTCCACGGGCATGGCCTCGATCTCAGCCAGCGTGGGCAGCTTCGCCTGGGGGTCGATGGCCCACTCGATCTTGGCGGCCTTGGCAAAGGCGTGGATGCGCCGCACGGGGACGATGAAGTTGAAGCCTTGCAGCTTCATCACGCCCTGGGTCAACATGCCCACGTATTGGCCGTTGGCCTTGAGGAACATGCCGCCGCCAGACGAGCCCGGGAAGGCCACGGCGGTCACCTGGTCGAAGACCTTGACGTTGGCCCCCTTCATTTCCAGGGTCCGGCCGACCTGGCTCAAGACGCCCTCGGTGTAGCTGTTGGCACCGAACTGACCGAGCAAGCTGCCGCAGTGGCTCAATTCCACGCTGATGGCTGGAATGTAATTCATGCCCGTTTTGAACTTGGCCGAGACCGCCAGCGGGTAGGCGTTCGTGCGGCGGACCATCAGCAGGGCCAGGTCTTCGCCGAAATCGGGGTCCGAAAACTTGATGACCTTGGCGTCGAGCTTCGTTTCCCCGACCCGCCGCCCGTTTTGCTGGAATTCCTGGACGATCTGCGCGTCCCGAAATTCGATCACGGTGCGGGTGCCCCCGTCCGCGGTGATGACTTGGCGGACGACGCGGAGGTTGTCAACGACGTGGCCCGCGGTCCAGATGAAGGAAACCGTGTCGTCGCCGATCTTACGGGTGACGATGGTGCCGGAGCCTTGGGCATCGCCGGCCTTGATGGTGACACTGATCTGCTGCAAATCATCGGGCACGCCGGCAACGGCCATGCCGGTGAGGGAGAGGGCAAGGGCAAGAGCCAAGACAAGGTACTTCATTGCTGTAACTCCAGAGGTGAAAAGAATCGAGATCAGATGCAACAGGCTCAGATGTCACATGGGAAGTCCTCCGTGTCAGGGTCGCCGATGATTTCGACTTCAATTTGACGTTCAGACTCCGGCTTCAGGCGGGCAACCAATCGCTTGCGAAGCTTCTCGACAAGTGAAACCGAGTCGTTGGGCCACCAGTCCACCAAGGCTTCAATGGTCACAACTCGACCCGCCGAATTCGGCTCGGTAAGCACGAATGCGATGTCCCACAGCGCACCCCTGCCAGCAACGGCCTCGTGAACCGCGGCACGAAGACGCTTGCCCCAACTGCGACGGAAGCCGGGCGTGCTGTCGTCCCAGCGGCCGGAATACACCAGAATGCGGCATCGAATGCACCTCACCGCACGGCCTCCACGACTTCGAGGGTTCCTCCTTCGCCTTCGCTTTCCCACTGGACGCCGGCCATCAACTCGCCCATCGTCATTAGCTCCAGCTTCCGGTTCTCGCGGATCACGTCCAAAACCCGCTCGTCGCTGGGAAGGTGGATCAGATCGACGATCAGACAGCCCTTGTTCAGGTCCATGCCGATGCGGTGGATGCGGTCTTCCGATTGGATGCGGTACTCAGGCTTCCACGAGTTGGACCAGTAAACCGCGGTCCGGGCCTCCACGAGCGTCAGGCTCATGCCGCCCGACTCGGGGTTCGCCGCGAAAACAACCCGCGGATGATCGAGGTTGGCCCAGTAGTCCAGAGGCTCTTCCTTGACCTCTTCGCCATCGTGCGTGAGCACTTGGAATGCGCCTTGATCGCACCGCACGACGTTCCACTTTTCCTTGAGGCAGAGGTTGACAACTCGGTCCACCGAGCCGGTGAAACCGGCAAATGCTACCAGGCGGCCGGTTTCTTCGTTCTCGTCCAAGAGCATCCGCAGCGCCGCGTCCTTGGGACAGGGAATCTCGCGGGCGGTGCGGACCATCTTCGGCACCTGGCGGTCGCCGCCGCACACCGGGCAGGGCACGGTCTGCTCGACCAACCGGGCCACGACCTCTTTAGGCAGCAGACCGATGCCGGGATAGCGATTCTCTGGCTCCTGCGGGTCGATCCACTCTCGCACCGTGCCGCCGGTGCAGTGCGTGCAGCGGGTCATACCGTCCTGCACTTCGCGGTACTGGAAGCCGTCGCTCAGCTCGCGGAGCAACGTCATGGCGGTGACGGCATTCGGGGCCGATTGCACGATGGCCTCGGCGACGCGCAACAGGCTCGCGGTTGGCTTACAGGTGATCTTGCGGTAGCGCTTGTCGGGCAGGTCGAGGCAGTCCTTCTTGTGCTTGATCGTCACCAGACCCTTGAGCCGCTTATTAAGGTAGGCGACCTCATTGATGCTGGGCACGAACTCGTGATAGCCCTCCGCGCACTCGTCATGTGACTCGTCGCCCCGTGTCTCGCCACACTCGGCACACTTCCGTTGGTCGTCCTTCCAGCCGATGCGCTTCTTGAACGCTCCCTCGTCCATCTGCTTGAGGACCATGAAGGCCAGCCGCTCTTCCATCGCCTTCTGACTGCCCTCCCGCAGGAAGCCGGGCCAGGCGATCTCGCACTGGCTCCACCAGTCCACCGGCGACTTCGGCGACGGCGTGCCGGACATTTCGATCACGAAGCCATGCTCCAGGCCGTACTTCTCGCGAATCATGTCCGCAAGCGACTGGCAGGCGCGAGAGCGTTGCGAGCCAGCGTTCTTACAACGGCTCGACTCGTCGCAAATGAGCCCGGCAGGGATCGGTTGACCCGGTTTCCAGTGCTCCACCCAGGTCTTCAACCCCTCGTAGGTGAAGAACTCGATGTTGAACTTCTCGAAGGGGAAGTGCCATTTGCGGAACTCCCGCTTGATGTTCGGCAGACTGGTCTTCGGGCCGACCCAGAACCACCAGTCCACGCCTGACCGCTCAATGACTTCTTGCGCGGAGAGGGTCTTGCCCGTGCCCATCTCCGCCGCGAAGATGTGATAGTGGTACGTCAGTCCGGCGTCGGTCAAGTCCTTCTGATGGTCCTTCAGCGGCCGGGCGTATTCGTGACGCACCAACGGCCGATCGAACCAGGCATACGCCTTCTCTCCCATGAGGAAGGAAAGCTGAAAACGGTTGCGCTGGCAGTCCTCCACGGACCACATCTTCTGCGGATTGGGGTCGTCGTAGCCGTGCCACCGCGAGCCCTGCATCGCCTTGATTTCATCCTTCAACGAGTACGGCGATTTGACGAAGAAGATGCGGCCGTCCTTGTACTCCAAGGTGGCCGAGACCAGGATCGGCGTCCCGGAAGAAGTCTTCGTGCGTAGTTTGGTTTGGACGACCGACATCAAATCTCGCTTCCTCGATCAGGCTTACGCTGGCTCGTTTACGCACACTTCCTGCTCGGACATTGCTCCCCACTTGTTACAACAACGAAACAGGGCCCCGTCAGGGTGAAATTCCGCCCGGAATTTGCCACATGGTTAAAATCGCTGCTACATTGAAGCCAGACGGGCGGCGGCAATTTCGCAGTGCCGCTCTTCCGACTCGATGCCGATGCAAGCACGGCCGAGCGTCTTGGCCGCCAGCAGGGTCGAGCCGCTGCCGGCGAACGGGTCCAGGACCAATCCGCCAGTGGGCGTGGACAAGAGGGTCAGGAGGTACCGCATCAGCTTTAAGGGCTTGACGGTGGGGTGGTCGTTCTTTGGCCCCCGGACCGGATTGCGTTCCTTCGTGGCAGCCTTGGCGACATAGAAGAACCGACTCGCGCCGCCCGTTCGCTCGTCCAGCACACGCGCCGCCTCTTCGTCCAAGAGCAGGTTGGCCGGCCAACGCCCGGACGCCAAGTCGCCTGCGGGCGACCGTTTAGCGATTTTCCAGCCGGCGTCCGTGATGGAGTCTGAGGGCGTGCGGATTGTGCTGGCCGTGCCGATCCTGCTGGCTTTGACGTTTATTCCGGCCACGCCCCAGGTCTCAGCGTTGTGGGCCAGCGTGCCATCCAGCCGCTTCATTGCGAGGATGATGGGCTCCCAGGCTGGCTTGAGCGCATTGGCCCAACCGGTCCATTGCTTCGCCAATTCCGTGGCCGGAGCCGTGACGGCGCACTCCGCGGCCGGATTGTGCAAGTCGCCATAGACCTCGTTCGTGCGGCCATTGTCCGCCAACGAATAGCCGGGCCGGCCCAGCTTGGTGCCGACGACCTCGCGCCGGGCTCCCTTCGCTTTGTCGATCAGCACGCCGATGTCCGGGGCCTTGGGAAAGCCCTGACCATAGAGCCACATCAGGCAGTCACGAATCGCCCATCCGGCATCTTCGATCGCGCAGGCAAGCCGGTGGCACGTTCGCGTGCCGCCGAAGGCCAGCATCAATGCGCCCGGCTTGCAGACCCGCTGAATGGCTTTCCAATACGGGACGCCGGGAACACCGTGGTCCCATTCATGTCCCATGAAGCCGAGGCCGTAGGGAGGATCGGTACAAACGAAGTCTACGGAGGCTTCCGGCAGCGTCGGTAGCACCTCGCGGTTGTCGCCGCAGTAGAGCGTGATGTTGTCTTTCTCGTAGTAAGGCTTCATCGTTGCGGCTTGTATTCCAGGAGGAGCGTGCGGTCGGGTGCCTCGCGGGCGCGGTAGTCGCTCCACACGTTCAGGCCCGCGCCGCAGAAAAGGCCGTAGACCTTGTTGAAGCCGGCGCGTACGGGCGGCTCGGCGTTCGTTACGGACCCTGCCGCCACGGCGTCGCGCCACTGGGCCAAGGTTCCCGTCACCACGGCCGCCGTGACGCCGCGAACCGTGGTCTCGGCCGTGACGAAGGGCATCCCGGCGCAGCGTTCCAGAATGTCGAGCACGTCTCGCTCGTCGGCGACGACAAACACGCTGAACGACACATGCGACAAGAGGTTTGGCGCGAGGCCCACCGGGGCCTTCTGGTCGCAAATCGCAGCCAGGCAGCTCAGGAACTTTTCCGGCTCGGACAGCTCGCGCGACGAAGCATCGGCCGCACGCGCCGGGGAATAGCCTAGCACGTGCAGGCACGCGCCCAGGAAGGCGCGAAAGTTGACGGCCGGCGTGGTGATGAGCAACACTTCGGGATTCATCGCGGAGCCAGGGGAAGTGTCCACGCGAGCGGCGGAACTGCTCCCGCCATTCACGCAGACCGGTGATGCCCGCCCACGAACAGTGCAGCGGGTGTGTTCTCCAAGAAACCCCGCCGGGGCCCCGGGCCACAGTACCGGGGCATGTCCGGCGGGGAGCAAATGACACCTAGCGGGCACGGTCGTCGTCAGCGACGGCGGCACGTTGGACCCCGTTGTCCTTAACAGTCAAGAAGGTCACAATCTTCTTGTTGACCCGATCCTGCTTGGGGAAATTCGTGAACGCCGTGCTGCACTTCATCACCACGGGAACGTGCCACGAGTAGGTGCCCTTCTCCACCAGCCGGCTTGTCAGTGTGAGCGGCAGCGGGCCGTGCGGCACTAGTTCGCTCACGTCGTCGCCGTTGGCCGCCTTGGTGTCGATGTCGGCTTGCGTCAGCGGGAGGTAGGGGTAGATTTTCTTCGCTTCCTGGCGGCTCGACTTGTTGCCGCAGAAGAATTCCAGGAACAGGCCGCGCGAACGCTCGAAGACGAGGAACGACGGGCCAAACATGCAGTGGCTTTCCTTTTCGCACGATTGGGCCTTGATCCGCTCGAACTCGGCGTTCCTGGGGTCATAGTTGACGATGATCGCCTCGCTGTCGGTCATGTCGATGGCCTTCGGCCGGCGAGCCAAGGGAACGATGTCGATTGTGTCGCCCAGGTCGTCCACCTCCTCGCCGGTGGGAATGCCATAGTTGCCAGGGCCGACCAGCCGCTTGTTGACCGCCTTACCCTTGGTATAGAGTTGCAGCCGGCCGAGGTAGTCGGCGCTTTTGGCGAGATCGGCGAACTGCTCGTCGCTGCCGATCTGTGTGGAGGGAAGTTGGTCAAGGTTCACGGGGACCATGTTGGTGTTGTCGGACATTGATAGCGCCTCAATATGGATGCAAGCCAATGGAGAAAAGAGAGACGTGACTAGGGTTGCTTGTCGAGTGCCTCCTTTGCGCGTTTGCGCGATCGGTTCATCACGGCTTGACGCTGAACCTCAAGGCTCTCCCGGTCCAGGTGCAGCACCCACGCAAGCGCCGCCCGCCAGGCGTCAGTCAGGGTTTTGCAGCGCTCGGCCACCAAGACCAGGGCGGCGCAAGTCGGTTTCTCCAACTCCGCGACCACTTGCTTCAATGGGTGCATGTACGCCACCGGCTTGAAGTCTTCTGTGAAGAAGGCGTCCAGCTTCCCTTGCCGCACAGCCTCTTGGAATCGCTTCAAGAAGGCTTGGGCCGTCGCGCGGAACTCCGCAACCGGCATGGTGCGCGCGGCGTCGAAGAACTCGGCCTGGTGCTTGTAGGGAATGCGGGCCAACTCGTAGGCGCACCCCAGTGGCATCTCGCCGCGGTCCACGGCGGTCTGGAAGTCCTTCCGCAAACACAACAGGCCCAACGTTTCGCCAATCCACTTGGGACCCTTGTGGAGAATGCTGCTGCTAATCTCCGCCAAGGTCGCCTGCGGTCGGGCGTCCATGATCTTCTTGATCTGGCGAGCGTATTCCATCGGCGTCGTCTCAGGACGCAGGGCGTTCGCCTGAATCTGGATCGCCAGCAAATCATCGTCCGTCAAATCCTTCACGAGACAGGGCACGGGTGATCGGCGCACCTCGCGGCAGCAGGTCACGCGATAGAGCCCATCCACCACATCGTATTTGTCCGGGACGCGAGCGGATGGACGCACCAGGATTGGATTGAGAAGACCGCGATCCGCGATCGAATCGCGCAGTTCCATGTAGGCGACCGACCCGTGCTGCACCAGGCGGAGCACCACGGGCGGGTCAACAAGCTGATCGATCGGAATCCACTTCAATTCGTCGGCCATACCTAACCAAACGCCAAAACCCGGAGGATTTCTAACGCCGCCTGAGAAAGTCTTGGGTTTTTGGCGTTTGGTTAGGTATCGCGACAATCGCGAGGAAGCACTGCATTCGCGCGTTTACACGCTGCCCCCGAGGACGTGGAGTCGTTATGCCGACTGTCAGCGAAGCTCTCTACAAGTTCCTCCACGCCCGGAAGACGCCTGCGAACGCGGATCTCATTGATCGCTGGGGCATCAACATGGAGACGCAGGTCAACGTGGCGGTCAGCGACGGGGAACCTGTGGCCGGGAAGCGATCCACGTTCGCCAAGGGAGCCGATACGTGGCACTCCATCCGTGTTCCCCGCGACGCCAACTCGGAGCCGCATTGGGACGACTACGAACTGCGATACTCATTCACGGAGCACGCCGAAGGCATCGGCATGACCGGCTGGGACTGGCAGAACCGGCGGTCTCGGTCGGTGGCCTTTGATTTCGACGCTTTGACCGGCCACGCCAAAGGCGTGGGTGTCACCGACGAAGCCCTGGAGCAGGTCAAGCAGAAGGCGATGCAGCTTCCTTACGTGGAGGTACGACGGAGCACCGGCGGCAGCGGGCTACACCTCCGCACCTACTTTGACGCGGCCGGCATTCCCACGGAGAACCACACGGCCCATGCCGCCTTGGCCCGCTGCATCCTGGGCATGATGTCCAGCGAGTGCAACTTCGACTTTGCCAGCCAAATCGACGCCCTCGGCGGCGTGATGTGGGTTTGGCACCGGAAGATGACTGCCGAGAACCACGGCCTGGAGATCGTCAAGCCAGCCACCAAGGTGCTCACGGCGGCCGACCTGCCGGCCAACTGGCGAGATCATATTGATGTCGTGACACACAAACGGAGCAAAGTGCGGATCAACGAGGTCCAAGACGACGACTTGGACCCTTTCGAGGCCCTGGCCTCGGCACAAAAGATAATTCCCCTGGACGACGCACACAAGGCCCAGATCGAGGCCCTCCAGCGCTCCCATTACACCACCCTCTGGATCGCCGACCACCACCTGCTGCAAACGCACACCTGCGCCCTCAAAGAGCTAATGGAGGGGCGGGAGGGCAAGGAGTTGAAGCTGGTCGGCATGTTCGACACCAACTCGCAGGGCCGGAACCCGGGCAACCCCAACTGTTTCCTTTTCGCCCTGCCCAACGGTGCGTGGCGCGTCTACCGCTTCTCGCCCGGCATTGCGGAGGCCGAGACGTGGGAGCAAGACGGCAAGACCTGGACCACCTGCTATTTCAATCGCCGGCCGGAGCTGGCCGTGGCAGCCAAAGTCTATGGTGGCATCGAAGACCCAGAAAAAAGGGAATACGTCTTCAAATCCCCTGACGACGCCTTGAAGGCCGCCAAGGTCTTGGGCCAACCGGATACAAGCCTGGACCCGATGTTCGAGGGGCGCAGGACCACGCTCAAGCCCCACAAGGATGGCCGCTTGGTCGTGGAAATCGAGCGCGTCAAAGGCGACGCCGACCAACCCGAACCCAAGGGCTGGCTCGCAAAGAAGACGAAGTGGGTCCGCGTCTTCGAGACAGTGCTCACCAAGCAGTCGGACGAGGAAACGGAGGCGATGCAGTACGATCACACGCTTCGGGCCCTCAAGACACCGGCCCAGCAGTTTCTCGGATGGCGCACGAAGGACAAGAGCGGTAAATGGGTCGGCAACCCGGCCGCCAACGTCAAGATGTTGTTGCAAAACCTCGGCAACCCAAAAGACAAAGCGGAGTGCATCATGGGTGGCGCAATCGACCAGAATTGGGAACTAGTCAGTCTGCCTTTCCGCGACGAATACCCCGGCGGCCGACAATGGAACCGTGATGCCGCGCAATTCCGCGTCCCGCCCGCAGCCCTGGAGCCGGACGAAGCTCCGCACCATCCCTACTGGGATTTGGTCTTTAACCACATCGGCATCGAATTGACGCCGGCGCTCCGCGGTCTGCCCTGGGCCGAGAAGTCCAACATCACAACCGGGGCCGACTACCTGCGGGCGTGGGTGGCATGTGCTTTCCGTGACCCGTTCGAGCCAACCCCCTATTTGTTCCTCTGGGGCAACGAGAACAGTGGTAAGAGCATCTTCCACGAGTCGTTGGAACTGCTGGTGACCAAGGGCGTTGTCAAGGCCGACAAGGTGCTTACCAGCCACAACGAATTCAACGGGGAGTTGGCCGGGGCCATCATCTGCGTGGTGGAAGAGAAGAACGTCGCTACGACCCCCGGCGCGCACGCCCGCATCAAAGAGTATGTGACCGCACGCACGTTGTCCATCCGTGAGATGCGGACCAACACCTACCAAATACCCAACACCACCCATTGGATTCAGTGCGCCAACTCTCAGCGGGACTGCCCCGTAATCCCCGGCGATACGCGGATCACGGTCATTGAAGTCTGCGACCTCTTGCCCGAGCAGGAAGTCCCCAAGCTGACCTTGTTGGCGAAGCTCAAGGAGGAGGCTCCGCACTTCATGTACACGCTGATGAACCTGCAACTGCCGCCGGTCATTGGGCGAATGCGGCTGCCGGTGGTCCGCACGCCGAGCAAGGCCCGCACAGAAGAACTCAACAAGAGCCCCTTGCAGCAATTCCTGGAAGACTGCTGCATCGTCAAGGAAGGAGCACGCCTCCGCTTCGGCGAGTTCTACGACGCCTTCGAGAAGACGGTGGACGCGGGCGAAAAGCACGAGTGGTCGAGAACCAAGGTGGCCCGGCTGCTGCCCAACCGCCACCAAATCTACAAGACCCACGGCCAAAAATGGGTTCCCAACGTGGCCTTCAAGGCATCGGAGGCCGACCAATGACGGCGATTACCTCGAAGTTGCACCCGGAGACGAAGAACATGAGTAAGTACGGCATGACCGACAGCGGGAAACGACAATCTTTTGGCGAAGGAATGGCGGTCCGCGACACGGCCGACGACAAGCCGCGGCCCGACCTGATCTCCCCTTTCGCCGAAGAGCGCCAGGGCCACTGGCTCCGCATGGGAGCCGCCAAGTATGCCGAGCGCAACTGGGAGAACGGGATGCCGTTCTCGCGCTGCGTAGCCTCGCTCAAGCGGCATGTGATGAAGTACCAGCAAGGCAAGCGCGACGAGGACCATCTGGCCGCGATCATGTTCAACGCGATGGCCCTGATCCACTACGAGGAAATGATCGAGCGCGGCCGGCTGCCGGCCAAATTGAACGACATGCCGGACTACGGTCCGGTCGCCAGGGCCGCTTTGAGGGGCGCTGGCAAGCGGGCAAGGACGACCCGCAAGACTCAGAAGCCTCGGAAGCAGTAACCTTTCATCCCGGCTCCGGCCCTGCGACAGCGCAGGGCCGGAGGCAAACCGACCGAGCGAACCGAACCATGCAAACCTATCCTGGCCTTTTGCACTTGAACGGGAACCTGCTGGTTTCCGTGGACTTGGAGACGACCGGCCGGCAACCGGACCACCACGAGATCATCCAAATCGCCTGTGTGCCGCTGGGACCCGACTTGAAGCCTGCCCAGGGGCTCATGCCCTTCTATACCGAGATCAAGCCGGATTTCCCCGAACGGGCCGAAAAGCAGGCCATGTGGAAGCACAACATCCCGTTGGAGCAGTTGCTCCTCCACGCCCCGAGCCAGGACAAGGTGCGCGACCTGTTCGTGGAATGGTTCGAGCGGCTCGACCTCCCATTTAAGAAGAGCCTGGTGCCGATGGCCCACAACTGGGCCTTTGAAGCCAGCTTCCTGAAGGCGTGGATGGGCGTCCAACTCTTCGAGGAACTCTGGTACAGCCACGCCCGCGACGGGATGCTGCTGGCCATTGCCATCAACGACAAGGCGGCCTTTCGCGGCGAGGCGCTCCCCTTCAACAAGGTTGGGCTGGGGTCGCTGTGCAACAAGTTCAACATCGTCAACGCCAACGCCCACGACGCCTTGGCTGACGCCCTGGCCGAGGCGGAAGTCTATCGGGCGCTCTTGCAACTGTATTGAGAGGTGGATTATGGATCAGGTTTGGACGCGGGATGACTGGAACCAGCTCATCCGCGATGTCAACCAGGTGTTGCAAAACCCGCCGGCCAGTACAAGCTGTAGCCCCATCGACCCGCTCGACGAGGTGGACGAGGGCCACGTCTGGACCAAAAGCGACATCCGCACCATGCAGGACAAGCTCAAGCAGACCTGCGCGGACATCAGCTTCGACGACATTCCGGACAAGTGGCTCCAGTCGATCATCGACGACATTAAGGCCGCTAAGGACAAGGCGTGGTGCCACTGCAATCCAAGCGGGGGCGGGGGTGGCGGTGGTGGCAGCGGCCTTCCGCCTTCCGCCTCCGGCCACTGGGTCATCGTGCTCTGCGATTGCGAATCGGGGAGCATTCGGATGTCCGACGATCAAGGCAATTGCATCCCGTTTTGTGAAGGCTGCGTCGGTCCCTTTGGCTACAACATCAACGTCCTCGGGTCCTTCTCCAATGGTGGTGTCGTTCAACAGGTGTGCGCCTCCTACAACGCGAATGAGTACGACTCTTGCACCCACGCGCCGCTGTCGCCGTACCGCATCCTCTCCCAGGAAACGTGGACGGCGATGGTGACGGGACAAAAGGGCCCCTGGATCGGTTCTTGCTCCTGCGGCTAGAGGAAACCATGTCACTGCCCCCATGCGTCATGCGCGATGCGAAGCCGTTCCCGGACGGCAGCACCCAGCACTATTGCCGGCATCCACAGTACCCCTATCGCCTGCGGCTGCTGGCGCTCCACCCCGACCATTGCCAGACCTGCCCCCTGCGGCAGGAGACAGGATCGCCCCCGCCACCGCCGCCCGCGCCGCCCAAAACACCCGATCCGGCCGCCTACACGCCGGGCCGACCGCGGCCGGACCTCCAGGCTATCGAACTAACGCTGCCACCCTACCAAGAGAACCGAGACCGGCAAGTTTGCTTCGAGCCAGACGGCAGCATCGTCTACGAGAAAGGGGAGGGAGAATGGGAACCGCCCCGCCCCATCAACGGCTACATCCGCGACGCGAGCAACGCTTGGCGATTCTCGCCACTGTGGCTCCCCTGCTCGCTACGGCACGCTTCGGCCGTGCGGCTGGTCAACTGCGGTTGTGTGGAAATCATCATGCGATGTAACAACCCTGCCTGCAAGCTGTTTGCGGATCGGGTGAACTACGCTGCCTGCCAGACCTGCCCGCACCGGAGTTGAATCATGCCGTGTGAAAATTGCCCGGAAACCAGCCCATCGCCGAGACGTGCCCAGATTGCCTTGGTGATTTACACCGGCGGGCCGTCGCACGCTCAATTCGTGGCCCTGGGCGCAGCCATCCCGCCGCTGGACACAAACGTTCGGCTGCAATATGGTTGGCCCACGGTGCGGCCGGACGGCTGCCTGGAGTATCGTGGCGGCCAAAAGCCGCCCGTGCCAGAAGGCTACGCGGCCACCATCGACCCGCACGTTCTAAAGCCCGTGTGGCCGTCCTGCGCCCGCCGGATGCTCAAAGTCCAGATGCAGATGGACACCGGACTCTTACAGATCGACGGCGTATGCTGCAATCCGGCCTCGGGCAAGACCGGCCGCGACCTCTTGACGCTGGCGCACTGCCAGCAATGCCTGGTCCGCAGAGTAATTCGCGAGGCGTAAAACTGCGTGTGGGCCATCCCTGCCCTGAGTGATACCCGGCGACCAAATTTGACCATACCAAATTACATATCCCGCTCGCAGATGACAACGCACTGTCCGAGGAATACGGCGAAGCACTTGCGGACGACATTTATCAATCGCCTCCCGAACACCCCGCGGCCACGTCAATGTAACTGAGATCGAGCGGGACGGTCGAGTCGTCGCCGCGCCTCAGCGCCGTGAACCCCGCCTCGTACATCATCTCCCGGCAGTCGTCCATGTCGATACCACGATTCCTGGAGGTGTCGGCCTCGGTGTCCCTAGGATTTGCACCCGTCTCGGCGTAGACCACATTAGCCCCCGCAGTCAAGCCGAGCAGGTTTGGCTCGTGGACGGCAATGTTTTGCGTCTCCGAGCAGCACAGCGTGGCAAGGCTGACCACAGCCACGATTTGGGCGAGGCGAAGCTCGGTGATTTGGCCCCGGCTGCTCAGCGGCATTCCCGGCACGAACACACGCCGCATCGCGGCGTGCTGGAAGCACCCGTACTCGATTCCCAGGAACATCTGTTCTACCAGTTCCTCGGCCGTGTGCTCCGGACCGATGGGTTCGCAGCAGTAATAGAAGTCGAGTCCCGCGTCCCGGATCGTGCGGAAGGTCTTTTTCCGCTCTTCGGGTGCAAGCTGCGTGTCTGTGCCTTCCCGGAGGCGGCAGACGTGATACGCCCCGTGGACGCCTGCTTGTCGAAGCTCCTTCGCTTGCACAGTGTCGAAGTCCCCAATGTTCACCACGATCTGGGTCTGCGGCGGAATGGACCTGCGTGCTGCTCGGATTACTTCGAGCAGGTGATCCAAGGCGAAGTCGTGCATGGTCATCAAGAACAAGGCATACAGATCGCCTTCTCGGGCGAACGCCTTCGCTCGCGCGAGGATTTCTTCGAGTGGCATCCGACTGCTCGGAAACTGGGTGTGGCCCTTCCCGAAGACGCAGAAGCCGCAATTGCCGGGGCATGGGGCAGTCTCGATGCCGATCTGTCCCAGGAGCATCGCTTGATTGCCGAATCGCCTCCGGGAAGCTTCATCGGCGACCGCCATGAGGAATCGCGTCTCCAAGGATCGCTCCGGGAACCCCAGGAGATACACGCAATCCTCCTTGGTTGGTCCATGTCCATCCAAAGCCGACGAGAGAATCCGCGAGAGTCGTTGCGGTATTTGCATCAGTGAATCTCCCCAAGTCTTCCAAGCAGACCGGACGACGTTTCAAACCACTGCCAAATGCAGCCCACAAAGCCGTGTAGCGGTGCCCCACCGCAGGCGGCAGAGTTTGCCGGGCATGCGCCGTAAACGCAAGAGTTTATATGACATGCTCCGATATTGGAATATGTCGTCTAATGTGCGCGGCGAGGGTTACGAATTCCGCCACCGGCGGCGGTGCGAAGCATTCCCACCGATCAGGGGGATAAGAATGCGTGTTCGCGTGGCTGTCGCGACGTATTGGGTTGCCATTTTCATCGTGGCGGCACCCGGCTTCGCACAAACGCCGGAGCCATCGCCGCTCTCCCGGGCGTTGTGGCTATCCGAAAGAGACGGCATCACGCAGCCGGCTGCGTCCGATCCCCCGCCTGTGGATTTGAATGCGGAGCAACCATCGCCGACACACGAAGGGCCGACCGGGGGGAATCCGCCACCATCGTCCGCAATGTCTCCCCCTCCAAGCCAAGACGAAGCCAACGGCGCATGGCTTAATACGCCCCTACTGAAAGACAGCTTCCTGGAAGATTGGGGACAAGCCGTTGCGAAATGGAAATCCCAGTGGCCGCTATCCGTGAGCGGCGGGGCCTACAACTGGTGGCACGTCAACAACGGTGGGCCCTTGGCGAGCGGATACGGCGTCCCGTCGATGCCCGGCACCCACTCCTATTACTTGTTCGTCGATAACGAAGAGCCTGTTGAATGGGGTGACATCACCAAGATCGGCGCGCACGTCCAGGCGCGATTCCGCGACAGCGGCGTACCATTGCGGCCGTTCTACGTCAACGATGATTTCTGGCTCTGGGAAGCATACGGCTTCCTCGATACGCCGCTCGGACGCCTCAAGATGGGTTCCGTTTACCGACAGTTCGGTCTGTTCTGGGACGATTCTTGGTGGGGCAACGTGCAGTACATGGACGGCCTGAAGCTTCGCAGCGATTACGGAGTCTCGTTGGAGGACACACCTGACTTCAAAGACGACTTCAAGATTGATCGCTACTTTCAGTTCTTTTTCGCCCAGAGTCGTGTTAGCGGCGCAATCCTCGGTGCCGATTCCGACAGCTTCGCCGGTTCAGAAGCACGGAATACCTTCATCGCGCGTGTGGTTCCTACGTGGAAACTGGGCGAGAAAGAAACCTTCGCAGCGGGCCTCTCGGCGACCGTGGGCGAAATCGACAATCAGCCAACGCTGATCGAGTACGGAACAAATCAGGTCTTTGCCAGTCCGGGGGATCAGACCGTTTCCGGTTGGGCGGTCGATGGCACATGGACCAAGGGTCCATGGAAGCTTTTCGCGGAAGTCTCCCAACTCTACGGCACGCTCACTCCCAGTCACTACATTTCTGGTGGCCCGAGCAACCGCTATACGGACGGGCTGGCGGGGATCACCTACACGCGAGGCCCCCTGACCTATCGTTGCGTCTACTCCTTTGGCGTCTACGACAATCCTTATGGACGCCAGGGGATGCTCGTTCCGGGAATCACGGCTAAGATCACCAGCAACGTCACACTCTGGTTGGAGTACACCTATTGGGACTCGCAAGCCGGTTCCTCGTCACCATGCTCAGTGCTGGAAAACGGCTATCAGTTGGTTCTGGACTGGCATTTCTGACGGAACCGCCAAAGCAAAACAGCACTCTCGATCAGCGACGACCAAGGATGATCGCGCGGCCTGACGGCAATGACGCTTGACGCATTGCTTTGTTTCGGCGATGCTCAGGCTAATCAAGATATAGGATCAACGCCAATAATGGAGTCATCCGTATGCCCGACTTTCCTGATTGCCCCTGTTCGGGTGGTACGCTGGATAAGTTGATTCAACCCGCCATACTGGCCGTGCTTTCTGAAGGGCCATCGCACGGCTATCGAATTGCCGAGAGCATTGGCGAGATGCCCAACTTTGTCGGGGAAAAGCCCGACGTGTCGGGAATCTACCGATTCCTCAAGAACATGGAATCCAAAGGGCTGGTAATCTCTATCTGGGATGCGCCAGGAAAAGGTCACGCCAAGCGGCTGTACGAAATCACCACGTCCGGTGAGGCGTGTTTGACCCGGTGGATTGAGACCTTGGATAGATACCTCACAACCATCAATGCGTTGCTCACATCGGCCCGGACAGCGGTGTCTCGCATGTCCCGAGAGAAGACTGGTAGTACAAAACGGGGCAGACGGCCTGCCACTACCGCCTAGCCAAGGCGACCACGCAGACCACGGCGGATTCAATCGCAACCTCCGAACATAAAAGACAAAAGGGCATCCAGGCTTCGTGTGCCTGAATGCCCTTTTCGCACTTCTGATTGCTTCCGTGCCTACGGGATCGGAACCGGGCAGTCGGGGTCGGGCCCCAGGGCTGCCACGCGCTCGTTGCGAATGGCCTCGGCCGCCGCCCGCGCCTGTTGAACGTCCTTGTGGACATCCTCGGGGTCGCGGCCTTGGGCCGGAATCAGAGCCATGTCGCTATGGGTTGGCTTGGGAGCGCCGATGGTTTGCATAGGCTACTCCTCCTGGTCATAGACCCACTGCGGGCCAGCGGCCGGACTGACCGCCCGGCGGGCTTCCCGCGCGTCTTGGACATCCTGATCCACGGCCTGGGGGTCGCGCCCCTGGGCCGGGATCAGGGCCATGTCGCTGTGGGTGGGTTTGGGGTCGCTGCAAATGTCCTTCATTACAGGTTCTTCCACTCGCCGTCGTACTTGGCGGCCTTGTTGACCTCGGGGGCCTTCACGTCGCCGGACTCCTGCATCGCCTCGCTGAAGTCCGACTGGCGATCCGAGTGGTCGCCGGTGCTGCCTTCCGCCTGCACGAGAATGTTGTCAAGCGAGCCGTTGTCTTTGGGGGGACCGATGGTCTGCATCGTACTGTACCTCATGGTTGTGAAAACTTCAAACACGAACGCTACTTCTTGCCCTTGCGGTGCTGGGCAAACTCCCGCAGACGCCGCGCCAACGCGACCTGCCGGTTGGTCGTCGGGTCCTTGTGCTTCTCCCGCATGAACTGCGAGAGACTCTCGCCCGCCGCCTTGGCCTTGGCGGTCAGGGCTCCAGGGTGCTTGATGGCACCCTGAATCCACTTGTCGGCCATCTGTCGTTGCTCCTTTCTGGGGATTAACCACCACTTCCGCCACTACCACTGCCACTGTCGTCTTGCAAGAACGCCGTCCCTGCGCCGAGCACGTCGTTGTCTTCGTCGTACTCGTAATCGAACTGCGCGCCGTCCGGGCAATCGTCCGTTATGATCTTGGCGTTGCCGTCGAGCATCAGTTCGTTCTGCTGGACCTTCAGCACGTGCTTCAGCAGCAAATTGGCGTTGGCCCCGCTGCTGTCACTATCGTCACCGCTGCCCCCAGTCGAATCCTGAACCTGGGCCTTGCCGGCGTCGATCTGCAAGCCCCCGTTTGCCCCCAGTGCGAAGACCTGACGCAAGGTGCCATAGTTCCGTGTGCCTCCCTTGGAATCCGTCACCTTCGTCTGCGTCAGGTCGATCACCACCGGCGTGGCGGGGTCCGGGTAGATCACCATCGGGTCCGCGGGAGGCGTTACGTAGGGCGGGATCACCACCAGCCGGGCGTTGGCCGCTTGGCTCGTCGCTTGTCCCGTGCTGAACGAACTCGCGGGGAGAAGCGGCTGTGCGGAAAAGCCCTCGTCGCCAGGCGTCCGGTCGCCCCAGTCGCTTTGGCCACGGAAAACGATGTTGGGACCGCCCACGAATATGCTGCCCGTCAGCGTGATCCCATCGGTGTTGCCCACCGGGAGCGCCCCCGTGGCCCGCAGTCCGATGCCGCCCCCGCCCGCGTTGCCCGCGGCAATGTCCGCTTGCGACGGATACGTTACAGTCGGCGACAAGGCCGCCGGCCAATAGTACGGGTCTGCCGCCAACGCGCCCGCCTTCACCGGGGTCGCGCATTCGATGTCGATGCAGTTGTTCGCGGAGTCATACTCCGCCCGCTCGACGATCACGCTGACCGGGCCAGAGGCGACGTAGCCCAGTGCGTTGAAGTTCACGCAATCGAGCGCCTCCAGGTTCAGATGGTTGAGATAGGTGCGGAACTTGAGCCTCTTCCAGGTGTTCGACAACCGGTTCAGCCAAAAGGTCGCCATCTTCAGGATGATGTCCGGCTGGTTGAAGATGTACCACTCGTAGTCCTTCTCCAACAGACCGTAGTGAGCGACGTTGTGCCGCAGGATCATGTACTGCGGCAAGGCTTCCTGGCCCGCCGCATACTGCTCCGCGCCAGGCACATACGTCATGTACCACTTGACGTTCATCTTCGTCACCACATCTTCCATGCGGGTGAACTCGACCTCCATGCCTTGTTCGGCGTCAATGTCGCTGACCGTAATCGTGTCCACCGGCGTCGGCGCTTCCGCCAGGTACTTCAGGTAGACCACATTGTCTTCCAGCCAGAACGCGCACCGCGACTGAAAGGCAATCTCCTTCAAGACCTCCACGACGTTCTTCCGCTGCAAGAGTGGGAAGTTCGCCGGAAACGGGGCCAGCTTCGTGCGGACATAGTTGAAGCTGGTCGCGTCGTAGGTCAGGGTCGTGTAGTTGTCGATGATGTACTCCAGAATATCGACAATGTTCGGCCCGACCGTGGACTGGAAGGTGACGTACAGGTCGTCCGACCAACCCTGGATCAAGTCGCCGTTGGCGTCCTGATAGGCCACGGTGCTCAAGAGCTGCGGCAGGACGATCTCGACGGCGGTTATGCTGCCGTAGTTGACCGTCTGGACCGTGTACATATCGGGGGTCAACACCACCAATTGTCGTGCGCCGTTGTAGGTGCGATACGCTTTGACAGCCAGCACGGTGCCCGGCGTAATCGACGCGATGTAGGTGACCCCCGTATACAACTTGACCGTCGTGCCCGCGTCCGCCCAGAACTGCTTGAGAATGTAGGGGGTGGCAGGCGTCGGCACGCTCGGCGTGGTGATCGTGATCGCATCGTAAATGGCGATGCAAGGGTTGCCGAAATCGCCACAGAACGAGTCGCAGGGAACGGGGGCTTCGTAGTGGACGTGGCTCGACGATCCGACCGGCTGGCAGGCAGGAAGGTCGCGGTTCAAGCTGTAGTCGAGCCACTCGTTGTACCAGGCGTTTTCAATGGCAAGCGTCGCCGTGGGATCGTTGCTGGACTCGATGTAGAACCATTCCCCCTCGAAGTGGCCCGTGAAGAGCGCGCCCTTGATGTCCAGAGTGACGGTCTGGTTCTGGGGGAAATCCTCGCCGCCGAGAATCTGCACGGGGTTGGCACCGGAGCCCAGCAGCAGTTGATGGGCGCGGTCGTACTGCTGGACGCGCTTCTCCTGCGCACAGGCCGCCGCCCGCACCATGCCCGCCTCCTGCTGGCCGATCTGCGCATAGATTGCATTGGCCTGATTCAGGTATTTCTGCGACGTGGCGGCATCGGCCAAATCCCAACAGAAAGACACGCTGAGCAGAAAGCCCGCATGAATGGTCTCCTGGGCAAGCTGCGCCAGACTCTTGGGGTCATAGGCCGGCTGGGCACCATTGAGGGCCGTATTCGTGCCGTACTCGGTGACGATCCCGACCCCTTGCAATAGCGTGCCCTCCACGGCGGCCCCCAGTGACAGCGCCGGGTAGTCGTACACCAAACCGAAGACCTGCGGCCACGCCTTGCCCACCAGGTCAGCCGGGATGTAGGGGAAATTGCCCTCCTCGGCCGAGAAGCCGCACTCCAAGTCCTCGATCTGCGAGAGGACCGTGATCTTGACGGTGCGGTCCCGCTCGCTCCAACTCACCGGACTGTTTATCAACCCCACGAAGGTCACGAACCGGTCGCTCCAGGCAAGACCAGTGAACCACTGGTAGAGGCGGACCGTGCGCTTGGTGATGTCGTAAGAATCGAAGAGGGCCTTGATCGAGCCGTCCGTGTCGTCCAGCGTGGCCTCGATCTGTTTGGACGAGTTGTTCCAGGTCGTCACGTCAATCGCGTCGTCCAGGTTGCCGATCTGGATGATCGCCCCGGGGATCACGGTGCCATCGGGAAGCGTGATGGTGCGATCCGCGTACTGCTTGGGCTGCACCCCGTCGCGCCAGTCCACTTCCACGATCATAATCGGCTCGTTGCCGAGCCGCTGGGCCAGCGTGGCAAGGCCGTTTGCAGAGATGTTACGCATATTGCTGGACTCCCTCAAACTCGATTTCGATGGCCTGTAGCTCGCCGCGAGGCATGGGGGCAATCGCCGGCTGGGCCGCGTCGGGCGTATCAAACTCGAACGGGTTGTTGGTGAAGTTCCCCGCCCACACCCGGCCGTTGTGATCGGTGGCCTGCACCTTGGCGGCAAAGTAGGCGAAGATAAAGGCCCGCAGCTCCAGGGCTTTGTTCCGCGAGAGCCAGAAGGTCCACTTCAACTTCCGCCGTCCACCGCGGCGCTTCACATAGGTATAGCGCGTCCCGTCCATCGCCAGTTTGCGGCTCACGGTGTCCAGGATTGCTTCAGAATCGCTGAACTGCGGACTCGGCAAAAGCGTCGTGGTCTGGAGCGCCGGATAGGGGGCGGAGAACTGAAGCATCGCTGCACCTACGTCACTAACTCGCCTTCAAACTCGAAACTCGCCGTGTACATGCCCCGCCCGTCCTGGGTCATGGGCTCCGAGGTGTTGGTAATCACGCCCGTCCACAGGCGTAGTTCCCAGTCCACGTAGCCGATTTCCAGGCCCAAATGCGTGGTCATAAAGTCCAACAGCCCGCGGGCCTCGGTCTCGTTCAAGCCGCTGAAGGTCAGCACTTGGGTCTGGACCTTGGGCCACAGCGGGTCGGCGAAAACGATCAACGTGCCGCCGCGGGTCTCCCGGCTGACGCGGTTGAATTGCAGCCGGTCCTTGTTGCCTAGTTCCGGTGAACGTAAGGTAACCCAATCGCTGTAGGGCGGTGCGGCTGGATAGACCAGCGTGCCCGCAGCCACGCCGGCTACCGGCGAATAGACCAGTGTCGCGGGCGGCGGCGTGGGCCAACCGGACGAAGGCGTCCCGATAAACGGGTGGTACCGCCACTCCCAATCCCGGCGGACCACGATGAAGGCGACGGCCTCTTCCAGCGACAAAGGCGACGAGGCCGACACGTTCCGAACACCGGTGACCTGAGCCACGTCACCCAACGTCAGGGCATCTCGTAGCGCCTTGACCGCCACAGCGGACGCCGCATCGGCCAGCAACAGCGCGCTGGCCGCCGCAGGCACCTGATTCCGAGCCGCCGCAGACGTGAACACCAGGGTGTCGGAGGCCGCGGCGGGAATCGCCGCCGCGCGAATCACGATCCCTACGGCCTGCTCGCCGAACGACAACAATTGGCCCGCCGTGCGCGCCTGGCCAGGCACCAGGGCGGCCGAGGCCGTGTCCTGGAGCCCGACGACATAGGCGATTGCTCCGGCCGCCGGATCGTAGCTATAACGGGTCTGCGATAACAGGTCGCCGGCCGAGGCGTAGATCGGTCCGATGCAGGTGGCCTGATCTTGGAGCGTCGCCAGGATGTCGAGACACGACACCGACGGCTTATGCACCACATGCGCAGTGATCGCCGCTTGGTCGGCAAGCGCCAACTGCGACTGGACTGTCACATTATGGATCGTGGCCCTGACATAGCCCGGGGCCAAATCGGTCAGGCTCAGTGCGTCAGTACGCCGGCACGCCAGGACGATGTTCCGGCTGGCCGTGTCGGCGAGCGCCAAGGTGTCAACGAGGTGCTTGGTCTTCTCGACCGTGGCCGTGTCCGCAAGCGACAACGCAATAAACGACACCTGGCACAGGTTGACGGTCCCCGACTGCCCCAGGCTGAGGCTGTCGGCTGCGCTGCAAAGTTTCGGCCTGGTCCTTGAGCCAACCGACGCATCCTGCACGTTGAGGCTGTCAATGGCCCGATTGCGCTTGGTGCCATTGCACAGGTTGCTGTCGGCAAGATTCAAGGCGTCCTGAATCTTGCAGGGGATCGGCGTCAAATGGGCCGTGTCCGTGAACGTCAGCGCGTCGGCTGCGGCAACATTATGGATGCCGCTCGGGGGAGCCGTATTGGAGATCAGGTACTCGACGTACTGTCGGCTGACCCGGGCCTTGCCGCTTCCCGTGGCCAGCACCTCGGCGACCTGCCGCGTGACCCGCACCTTCCCGGCACCCTGGACGAGCGCCTCTGCGTATTGTCGAGTGGCGCGGAGCGTCATGTCAGCCCACCTCCACTCCAAACTGGACGGCGTTGATCGCCGCGGCCGACCACGCGCTGCCGGTATTGGGGTCTGTCTCGCTGATCCGCGTCGCGGTCACATAATTCGTCAACACGATCGCCTGGGCCGCGCCCGCACTCTCGGTTCCCCCAGACTTGATCTGCGTCTTTACGTTAAAGGTATTGAGGTCCGTGTCGCGGCAATCGGTGTTGATCTGGACGCCCACGATCGCGCCCACCGTGGGCAGCGACCCGTAGTGCCAAAGCTCTTCCTGACCCGTCGTCACGCTTTCCAGGTAGGTGGCGTCGTCGTTGGCCGGATTCTCATTGACCATCGTATAATGGTCCCCGGAGCCGCTGGGCGTCCATTGGGACTGGTCGCCAGCCGCATTGGGGAAGATCGCCAAGACTTTCACGTTGCCGAGGAAGTCGTTGTTGGCGGACCCGCTGCCATCGCAGACGTAGAAATCGTCGAAGAAGGGGACGTAACCAAAGGCGATCGCCAGCTTGACGATGTTATGGTAGTTGTCCGAGCCCGCCTTGGTGTTCCCCGTGTAGCTGAACACGACCTGGCTACTGCTCCGCACCACAATGGAGCCGGCCGCAGCGTCACAGACAACCTTCAATTCGAGGTACGCCCAGAAGCCCAGCCGCACCTGTGCCCCCGAGGTGGTGCCGAGGTGGGTGCTGCCCAAGTACACGTCCAGTTCCGTGCTCCCGGGCGTGTAGGTAAGGTTGACGCCCAGGGTCGAGTTATCCATGAAGCCAATCACCGGCCCGGGGGCAGTGTACGGCTGAAAGCCGATGCCCGCGATCAACGTATTGCTGGTGGTAAGTGCCGGGGTGTGAATTTCCCAGGAACCGGAGGTCGGTTGAATGCCCCAGCCGCCCGTGCGGCCTAGCACTAGCTGGCAAGAACTGGCGGCGTTGGAGTAAGCGTAGCGGCGCGCCAGACAGTCGCTCGGCAACACGCTGTTGAGGTTACCGGTGCCATAGCCCTCGAACCCGTCGATCCATAATAGCGCCATGATCGCACCTTTTTTGGAGCCGCTGCCAAAACTGTCCCGCTGCCAGCCCAGTGACCGTGGGAAACCAAGGTTGTGTTCGATCTCCTTTAGGCCAGTTGCACGCCGAATTGGGCCTCGGCCAGCGCCGTGGGCGTCCAAGGGGAGCCCGTGTTGGGATCAGTTTGGCAGACCCGCGACTGCGTTAAATACGCCATACTACCGATCACCTGCGGTGTGCCGGCACTGGTGGCCGTGCCCGATTTAATCAACGTCTTGAGGCAGAAGTTCTCGGCGTCCGTCTCGCGGCAGTCCGTATTGACCTGAATCCCCAGCACTGAGGGGCAAGACACCGGGTCTTGATAATTCCAGAGTTCCTCCGCACCCGACTGGTCGGTCTCGACGTAGCTGGCGTCGCTGTCCAGGGGATTTTCATCGACGTATCCATAGTGGGCACCGCCACCGCTGCCGGTCCATCCAGCCGCGTCTCCGGCGGCGTTGGGCAGCAGGAGGCCCACCTGCACGTCGCCGAGGAAGTTGTTGTTCACAGTGTCGCTATTGTCGCAGACGTACCAGTCGTCATACGTCGGTATCCAGCCACCGGCTGCCGCCAGCGCGACGACATTATGGTAGTTGTCGGGACCGGCCTTGGTATTGACACCGGTAAGTGAGAGCTTCGTTACGCCACCGACCCGGACCTCGACCGTGCCGGCCGTGGCATGACACTTGACCTTCACCTCGACGTAGGACCATGTGCCTTGCGCCAAGCCGGCCCCGCTGGTCGTTCCCAGCAGGGTGTAGTTGTATCCGCAGTAAACCTGTATTTCGCCACTACCGTTGTAGTTGAACGATACGCCCAGGGTCGGGCCATCATAGAGCAAGAGGATCGGGCCGCCGTTGTAATACGGATTGATTCCCAGTCCGCAAATGAGGGTGTCAGCGGCCGTCAACGGTGCGGTACGGATGGTGAAGGTACCGCTGTCGCCCCGCATGGCGTAGCCGCCCAGGCGGCCGGCACAAATGATGTTCCACTGCGGCACGACGCTGTATGGATACTTGCCGGCCAAGTAAGTTGTGGGCGTTGACTGACTACCAAGACTAGTGCCCAGGGCCTCAAAGCCTTCAATCCAGAGTAGCGCCATGGCACGCCTCACACAAGAACGGGGCCGGGCCAGCCACAAGACGCCGGCCCAGCCCACGAGGGAGAACACCCAAATTACGCGCTGACGGTGTAGGTGACCTTCAACTGGTCGCCGTTGGCCACGGTCACGGTGCCGCTGGCGAACTGGGCCTCGGCCCACAGCGTCCCGCCACCGCTGTGATCGTTCTTCGTGCTGGGGGCCGAGCCGCCGCCGACCAGGAACAGGCCGTAGACGCTTCCCGAGCCATTGATGTCGAAGACCGCGGGGCTGGCGTTGGTGACAGATTGGGCGGTGGACGTGCCGTTTCCCCACCCCAGCCGCGTGGTCTCGGTGAAGGCCACGAACTCGTTCCAGCCGTTGGTGCCGCCGATCTGGGCATACGTGTCGCCCGCCGCCAGGGTCGGCGTCCCCGAGCCGTCAATCAGCCCGATGAACCACGCCGTAATGGGCGTGGCGGAGTTGAACATCACGTTGAAGAGCTTGTTCTTCCCCTCGTTGACGACGGAGTTGGGGAACTCGTACTGGCCGATCTTCTGGCCGTTGCGGAAGTGCTCGACCACGAACCGGCCGCGGGGCTGAAGATGCTCTTCGCTAGCGCGGGCACGGACCATCGAGCAGCCCGCCGACTGCTGAACTCTCATGTTGTCCATTGGATTTCCTCTCAAGAAATGAAGCGGGCCGCTGGAAGCGGCCCACGAATAGCTCAGCCGGCTTGCACGGCGTTACAGGATCGAAGTGCCGCGGCGCAACTCGCGCCGCAGTTCGTTGGCGATGGACCGGGCTGTCTGCCGGCCGGTCCCGCCCCCCTGGACTGTCACGTTGATGTCGCCGACGTTGGTGACGTGGCCGCCCTGGCTGTGGTAGGACGGCTTCACTCCGGCGTTCATCGCCGTAAGCTGGCTGGAAAAACGGCGGGTCGTCGCCGCGCTCATCACCATCTCCCCCGGCGAGAGCATCGCCGGGATTACGTCCGTACCCTGCGGGCGTCCGCCGCCCGCTAGGAAGACCGTGCCTCCGTGCGCCGCCGTCAGTTTGCCGCCGCCCATGCCGGGCGGCTGCACGCTGGCCGCGGCTGCGGCCAGGTTACTCATGGCGTCAACGGACGCTTGGATCGTCGCCAGGAACGACTGCATCGCGCTGTTGCCCGCGCCAATCGCGGTAGTCGTCTGCGAGAACTTGTCGGTCACGTCCTGGACTTGCCGACCGGTATTGGGCACTGCCTGCTCCAGGCGGTTCATGCCCTGGGTGGATTGCTGGATTTGCTGATCCAGGTTGGGGAACTTCGATTGAATCCCCCGCACCCGCTCGGCGTAGTCGAACATCTCCTTGAGCGTTTTGAGGTTGGCTTCCGTGCTACCCATGTTTAGGTCCAGCGACCAGGGCATGTTCTTCTTCAGGTCTTGGACCTTCTTCATCAGTTCTTCCATGCCTTTGGCGTCGATCTGGAAGGGGTGCGACCGCATCTGCGAAATCGTCTCGTTGATCTCGCGGAATCTCTTGGCCGCCACGTCCAGGTCAGCCTTGCCCGTGGTCCCGAACACGCCGGCGAGCATGTTTGCGCCGATCTTGAGCGCCTGGAACACGCCAACGGCGTCGTCCTTCTGGACTGCCATGTTGCCGGCGATCTGCCGCTGGCGGCTCTCGATCTGCGCCAAGGCGTCGTGCTGGTCGTCGTAGGCTTGCTTGACTTCCTTGCTTAGGGTGCGCTGTCGAGACAACGACTGCTCGGCTGTATGGAACTGCTCCTCCATCGACTTGCCGGCCAGTTTGGACGGGTCGCCGACGAAGACATCCAGGTTGATCTTGCCCAGGCCGGTGGTAATCCGCTGGTTCAACTCCGCGAGTTTTCCGGGGGCCACGAACAGGTCGCGGATCTCGGCCTTGGTGACCGCCCCCTCCATCGTCTCCCGCATCTTGCGTTTCATGGCGTCGAAGTTGAGCCAGTCGGAGACCTCCCACTTCTTGCCCGCGAACATCAGGTTTTGGAATTCCCGCAAGTCCTGTTTGGTCTTGGCGATGGCCTTCTCGCGGTCCTCACCGGCGAGGGGCTGTCCCTTCTTGTCAAACAGGTCCATTTGCTTGGCCACGTCCTTGGCCAGTTCCCGCATCCGAGTGACGCGCCGTTCCTCGTCGGCCGCGGCCTTGGCCGCCGCCTGGGCCTGCGATTGCCGATTGGCCTGCAAGGTCTTCTGCGCGTCCAGTTGGCTGCGCAGCACCCACTCGATCGCCCGTTCGGCATCCTCCTCGCCGAGCGCATCCTTCCGCCGTTGGGCAAGCGACATCGACTCCTGCGCAAACGCCTCAGCCCGCTTGTAGATGCTCTGCGCCACGTCGGTGTCTTGGGGCGTCTTGGCCTTGGACATCTGCTCTTGGGCCTGGTGCGCCAATTGAAGGGCGCGATTGGCGTAGTCTGCCTGCTGGTCCCAGCCGCCCTTTCCATGCGTCTCGTTGAAGCGAAACTGCGTATCGGCCAAGGTGCCGGAGATTTCCTTGCTCCGCTTCACGGAATCCGTGACGGCCCGCTCGGCTTCCTGAGCCAGGTTCCGCAGGACGTGGACTTCCTTCTCCGCCTCTTCCACGATCTTGTTCATCGTGGCGTGCGAATCGTCCGTCAGCCGCTTGTTGTCCCCTTTGGTGTCGTCCACCATTTGGAAATAGGCTTTGCGCTGCGCGGCCAGGGCTTGGTTCGCCCGCTGGACGATGGCCTGGTTCGCGCGGTCCTCTTCCTCGATCCGCTGCTGGGCGGCAGCCCGGACCATTTCCAACCGCTCGTTCTCCGCGTTGCGGAAATCCTCTTCGACCTGACGGATGCTCTGGATGATCCGGGTGTTGGCGAAATCGAAAGCGGCGTAAGCCGTCAGCCCCACCAGTAGGCCATTGACGGCAAGCCCCAAGGGACCGAGCCCCAGGGTGACCAGCCGGGCGCTCATCGCCATCGCGCCCATTGCCACGGCGAAGCCTCCAAAGGCGGTCACGGCCGCGCCCAAAACGGGCACCAGTGCCTTGATGACCGCGCCGAGGGCATCCGCGCCGCCAACAAAGCCCAGGAATTGATTGACCGCCTGGACGATCGCGGCCCCCAGGTCCGTTGTCAGGAAGGTCTTCAGCTTGTTCATCTCGGTGAGCGTCTTCTGCGCGTCGCTGTCGATGAACAGCTTGTACTTTTCGTTGAACGCCGCCACCGTCATTTCGTGGAGGTGTTCCAGGGAGTCGGCCGTCCGCTTGCCGTCCTCGTCCGTCTCGCGCAGGGCACCGCTGATCGCCCGAACGTTGGGGATCAACTTGGCGAAGGCCGCCATGTTCTCGTCCGTGCTTTCGCGGAGCGTGAGCAGCGCGCCCTCCAGGCCCAGGGCGGCGATCATTTGCGGGCCGGACTCGAAGCCCAGGCTCCGCAGTTCCTTCGACAAGTCCTGGGAGGGCTTTATCAACGCCATCATGGCGGATCGGAGCGCCGTGGCGGCCTCGGCCGGCTTCACGCCAGAAATGGTCAGCGTGACCATCATGGCGTTCAGCTCGTCCAGCCCCACGCCCAATTCGCTCGACACGGCCGTCACGCGACCGAGCACCGAGGCCAATTCCTCGCCCCGCACGCGGCCGACCTGGATCGTCCCAAAAAACTTCGCCGCCACTTCCTCCGCCTGGCTGGAACTCATGCGGTAGGAATTGAGCGTCCCGGCGACCAAGTTCACCGCCGCGCCGGCGTCCATCACGGCCACCTTGGAGAGCTTGAAGGCCGCCGTGAGCACTTCGGCCTGTTGTGCAGTAGAGGTGAACTGGTTGGAGATCGCCTGGTACTGGGCCTCCGCGACCTGGGCCAGCGGGATGTTGAACTGCCGGGACAACTCGGCCAAGTGCTGCGAGATCGAATCGAGGCTCGTGCCCACGCCCGGCGCAACGGACTGGATCTCCGCCACGCGGGTCATAAATTGCAGATTGGAGTCGAATGCCTCGTGCATCGCGTCGCGCATGGCACTGAGCGCGCGGACGATGGCCTGGGTCATTACGACGCGGCTTAACGTCTCCCACGAGACGACGAAATGGGCCGCCGCCTTGTCGGCATCCTCGATCGGTGTCTTGTCGATCTGCGGTGTGACCTTCGGCACTTGCGTCGGCGTGACCGCCGGGACCGGTTGGCCGGGCGTTTGTCCTGGGGTGGCCGGACCGGCGGCCGGCTGGGCGCTAAAGGCCGAGGCCAGCTTCGCCATCGCGGCGGCGGCCGAGGTGGCATTGGACGCAATATCCTTGAGGATTTGCACCGTCTCGGCGGCCTTGGCGTTCCACGTCGCCATTGCGTCGCCCACGGAGCCCAAACGGGCCTCGAAGCTGCCCAAGGCGCTGTCCATCTTCGCCAGCGCATCGAGTGCGGCGGAGGCGTCGAAGCCCAGACTTTGGACAATTTCATCCGCCATTGGCTACACCTTGATCTTCGTACACTTCAGGCACGTAAAGGGATCGGGTAGGCGCAGGTTCTCCGCGAACTTTCGGAACGCCGCCTCCCCCTTCTTCTGAAAGTCGTAGGGGCCGGGTTTCTTGAGGTGGAAGCCCCATTGCGTGGCGTCTGCGACCTCGTTGATGCACAACCAAGGCAGCGTGGTTGAGTAATTGAAAACGTAGCGCCCCTTCATCGCGTCGGTTTCCAGAGAACCGCTGCTCTCCGCTGTCCCGCGACCGACGCGGCTGGGGGCCACCGGCGAAATCGGGATGTTGTACTCGATGTTGCGGGCGAGCGCCAGGAAGGTGGCCCGCGACGCGCCGCTCCACACCGGCACCTCGGCGATCACCGTCGCTTCCAACCACTCGACGATCGCCTGGGCAAGGGTTTCCCGCAGATGCTTGTCGAGCACCCGGCGGTACTTGTCCAAGTCGATGCGGGGTGCGCGAAGGGTGCCGGTGAACTTCATGGCCAGAAACCTCCGCTCATTCGACCGCGCCGGGCATCCTTGCCCCCAGCAGGCGAGCCTCCCGCTCGGACTCGTCGTAAGCCCGCGTCTGGTCGAAGGCCACGATCAGGGCTTGCGTCTGGACGCCGCAATCATCCCACGCGGGCTTGACGCCCGGCGGCAGGATGCCTAGGCGCTCGCAGGCGCACCAGACGGAGTATTCGGCGGTGCGATGGGGAGGCCAGAGGATGCGACTTTCGCTGCCTCCCCAGCAAGAAAAACCTCGCGGGCCTTCTTGAGCTTGGCCTCGTCGAGGCAATTGGCCTCCAAGACCAGGTTCATCACTCGCTGGCACTCGATGTCGCTGAGGCCGCCGCCGCGGAGGTCCGTGGACCAGTTCTTCCACGTGCTGGGATCGGCCAGGTTGACCGTATCCCACTCGACGTTGCTGGGCTCCAGCGACTTGGCGATCATGTAGCCCAGCCGCTTCTGGCCCCATTCGGACATGACTTGCTGGTAGGTCGGGTCGTCGGCCAGCGGCACCCAGCCATCGCGGGTCATCTTGCCCGGCGGCACCGGACGCGGGCAGAGGGCCTCGAACTCCTCCATGCTCGGCACGGGCCGGGCGCGGATCACAATCTCCTGGTCGCCGCGAGGCAGGACCAAGAACACTTCGGTGGGCAGGCTACTCGGGTCGATGCCGCCAATCTTCATAGGTTTTCTCCCTCGATAGATGCGAAAGACAAGATCGGCAGCGCCGGCGCTCGGATGCCGGCGCTGCCGGCTAGTCGGGTGGCTAGCAAAACCGGCCATTTCAGAAAGAGGGCCGGGGAGTCGTTACACGTTGTCGCAGTCCGTGCCGCGGTAGACGGTGGGCTCCTTGGCCATGCACTTGCCGGTGAGCACGATGGTTGCCGCGTTATAGTTCATCTCGCGGGTCTCGGCCCGGAACATGGGGAACACGCTCGTCTCCCGATTGACCGGGGCGCAGGGCGGGTCATACTCCACCAGCACGTCGATGCAGTACGGCTCGCACTGGTCGGGCGAGGAACTGACCCACTCGACGGCGCTGTTGTGGCCCTTCAAGGCGTCCATCGGGCACACGGCCTCGCTGGTGCCGCTGGTGATGTGCTCGTACACGGCGTCGAGCTTCACGTCCATCGGCACGTCCTTCGGCTCGCGCACCGTGTCCAACAGTCCGCGGTCCAAGAGGTAGGTGTAGTCCCGATGCTCGGTGTACGTCAGGTTCCCTTCGCCGATCTTGACGTTGATCTGCTGCGGCTTGAACGTGATGGCTGCACTGGCGGCATAGGTGCCCGCGCCCAAGGCAGGCGAGATGGTGATGCTGGTGGTGCCCCCGCCACCGCTCGGCGCAGTGCCCGCCACTGTCTCCGCGATGGCGACGTAGGCGTCGGTGCCGATCAAGTTCGAGGTGTCCGCCGTCAGGAGGGCCTGCGGTGCGTTAGCCAACGTGCCTTGGAACACCACCGTCCAGGAGCCGAGCGTTCCCGTCACGGCGACGTTCGACATCGCGCCCACCAGCGGTGCCAACGCCGCCGCGACCGTCGGCGCGTCAGCGTCGTAGGCAATCTCCGTGGTCTGCGAACCATTCCACAACAGCTTGAGTGTGCCACCGGTGGCGTTGGTCACTGCCACCGTCTGCGTCTCGTTAGCTCCGCCGGTGCCCGTGCCTTGCACGCGGGCGGTGACCGTGTGGTCCACCGGAGTCGTCTCGCCCGCGATGCGGAGCCGAGCGCCCACGGGAACGGTTCCCGAGTTGAGGCTGTTGAGCGCCACCGACGTAAGGGTGAGGCTAGTCGCCCCGGCAACCGGCGCGGTCACGGGACCAACGGCGGTCCCCTTCAGGCCATCCTGGAAACGGAT